GGGGGTGGGGGGAGGGGGGGGGGGGGGGGGGGCGGGGGGGTGGGCGGGGCAGGGGGGGGGGGGGTGGGGGGGGGTCTGGCATGTCGTAGTGGTTCGGCTATGTCCGGCTCGGCATGTAGCAAGGCTGTGGTGCGGAAAGGCAAGACTCGGCACGTCGTGATGGCCTGGGCTGGCGAGGCGTGTATTGGATGGGCGTTGAGTGTCATAGAGGTTCGGAGTGTGTTGATTCGGCGTGGTCTGTCGTACTGGTGTGAAGTGTGGTGGTTCGGCGGGGTCTGTAGTTATGGGTGAACGGGGAGGCACTCGGACCTTGTCACAGAAGACTTGGTCACCCGTGCCTCCCCACTCCCTTTGCTCTACGCGTAGGCTACGCCGGTGGCCCCATTGTCGGGCTCATCCTCTACGGAACCGTTCTCGATCTTCTTTTTCAGGCCTGGAGCCTTGCCACCCTTTACCCACGGGATGTTGGTGAGGCGTTCCAAACGCACAATCCAAAACTTTCCGTGACCCTGTGAACGACAAGCTCCCAAGCCGTCTTCCTGTCCGTGTGTCAGGATCTTGACGACTTCCTCGTCCTTGAAGGTAGCGGTTGCGCGGTTCTTCGGCAGGTTGGCGGGAGCCCGAATGCAGAACCGAATCGTGGCACCAACGATGCGTTCATGTTGCTTGATGCAAGATCGCGGTCCCTGTGGCCCCATGACATGAGCGCACATTTCAACGTAGTCGTCGGCTTCGGTGATGACCTCGCCGTCGCGGTAGAAGTTGATCTGTTGCCCTGCGGGACCGTCCAACGGGTTTCCGTCCTCGTCAGCAGCTACGACTCCAATGAGGTGCTGGAAGGTCTGCTTCAAGCCACGGTGTTGAACGAACAAACCCTGCGTGCTTGCCATCTCCCGAATCATGGCCTTCACCTGTCGGGGTTCAATGTAGGGGCCAGCCTTGTTGATCTTGAAGATCGTGCGGGTCTTTTCCGTTTCGGCGTCGATGGTGGCCTCCACGTCAGCGCCGAACATTTCTTTCATTCGACGACCGACGATCTCCTGAATCCTCTCTTCGGTGGGAGGTTCAAGCCCGAGCTTGTTGGCCCGCTTCGCTTCACGGCGTAGACTCGACTCGATGTGCGTTCGGAACACTTCCGGGTTCTTGGGATTGCCGCCGAGAACGCTATCAAGGAATTCGATCTCCACGGTATACAGGTTGGTGGTCTTAAGGAGCGTTTCTCCAACATTGTCGGTGAGGTCCATGGTGATGTTTCCTGTTGTTGGTGTTCATGGGTTGGACTCACTGTATGTGAGTATCTGGGCTAACTTCTCCTCATAGGGAAAGAGAAGAACTTGGTTTCCGTCTTCATCGAGAGCCTGCCGGATCTCGTCGTCGACGAAGTGAACTATGATTGGCTGATTGCTGCGCCAGATGGTGATCTTGTATGTGATCTCCTCATCTAAGAGAATGGGCTCCTGACAGGCCCACTCATAGATCGCGTCCATACGCCTGCGCTTATAGCTACAGTAATTTGCGTAGGACCACACGCATATGATTATCCATACAACAAGGGCAACTATAAGCATCTGTAGAGCTACTATCACGGATTGTTCCCATACAAGCTCGCTGATGTGTTCAGGCTGGCCCACACGTCAAAGTACAATGACTTGGACGAATAGGTATCTACGCTCTCGATGAAGTCCATTCCACCAGCCAAGTCGCCCAGCCAAAACTCTATATACACGGGCCAGTGTTCGTGACTGGACCCATGCACCTTGCGCCATTCGCGGTGGACTTTCACCATGGCTCGATTCTTCCCGTCGACAACCTCATCCGTGTTAGCGAGATAGACGGTTGCCTGGGGAGTCTCTTTCCCGCCGTATGCTAACGCAGTCACGGTTAGGGTAGGTTGTGCAGCCCCGTCTTGTTCTGCGCCAACAGCCTTGCGAGTCCGTGTCTGAAAGAACCCGGCAAGCTTCGGTTCCTCGGCCATCAGCTTTCTGGCGTAGAGCGCCCGGTAGTTGTTGTTCAGCTTGAACTCACCAGATGTCTTGATTGCGTATTCCCACCGCAGTCGTTCAAACAGACCACCGATGCCATACCGCTCCCTGCCACTCGTTCGCATCTGCAAGGCAAGCTGCTTCAACAATCGGTAGACGTGCGGATTGGCTGCGTGGAACAGCCTGAACGCTCCGTCGATGGTATGACCGCGACCGTCTATAGAAACGATGTCTTGGAGGTCAAAAAGTTTTCCCTGTTTATCCACGGTGTCTCCTACAGTTTTTTCCAATGGGTTGTTCCTATGCGGCGAAAGGCGTATACGCGGGGGTGCTGCAATTCGCATGTTTGAGGACACCAGCCTTCCATCATGTCATCTGCTAAACGGCTTGCGTGGTTCGTGGCGAGCGTGAGGTTGTCTGCCCAGAACCGGAAAGTCGTGCTGTCCTGTTCTGGTTTCTCGTCGCCGTTTCCGCCGATGATCAGAAGCTCGTAGGGAATACCAATGGGCATCACTCGGTCCTATGGCAAGAGCAGTCGTGCCAGTCAGGCATAGGCTGTGAACAATGACCGCTCCACCACGGCTTGTTTCGGCGGTGATTGTCAGGGTGGTGCTGGTGTGGTGTCGCACACGCAGTCACCAGCCACGCCAAAAGCAGGCCGAGTATCACGACTATACGGGTCATTACGCGCCTCCCTTGAAACTGTCATCATCATCCGGCGTATCGTCTACCGGACTTAAGATTGCCCATGCCCGGTTCTCGTCTGCCTTGCGAACCCAAAGCACCGGAGCATGAAAGCTAAGGCCGTGGAGCCGGTGTGGGATGCCAGTCTCTTGGAGTTGACGCATCAACCAGCCGAGCTTTGGCAGGTTGGTTCGCCGCGTGAAGACTTCCCAGTGATTCTCTGGATCGCCCTCCTCAAACGGCGACAACCATGGGCAGTGAACACAGTGCATCGACCCGCCATCGCAGTTGTCTGCTTGGTCTGATGTGAACCCATTGTTCAGGGCGGTTCCGTTGCAAGCCGCCTCCGATGCTGCGTCCTGGGCATCAAAGTACCGACCCGCTGCTACGCTTGGGCATTCGGCCATCACTTGACCCCGCCAACCACATCGTCATCTTGAACGATTCGGATCTCACCGGCAGACAACGTGATCTTCTTGTTGCACTCTTTACAGAGCCGCATGATCGCCCACCACGGGGGAATGCGTCGGTCGCTTCCAGACGCCCACTGGCTGACGTGCTGTGGTCTTACCTCCAACAGCTTCGCAAGGTCTTGGCTTTTTCTGGAATCGTCTTCCTCCATCCACATGCGTCGCAGTTCCTTGAACAACGAGTTGCGCGGGATATCGGCGTCTGGATTGGCGAATGGGTATTTCTGGGAATCAACGGCGGTTTGGAGTTCTGCGTCTGACATATCTACCTCACTTGTGTTCTAAGGATTTGTCCAGAAAGCCTGTAAAGACGGGCGTTCCTGGCTGTGATACCGCACCCAAGCTGTTCACGAATCTCTGTTCCTGACAGGCCGACCATCAGGGATTCACAGGCTTCGCGTTGATTGGGTGTGGCGAGTTCAAGGGTTTGCTTGACCAGAATCGATTGCTCGATCTGTCTCGCGCCGTCGTCCACCCCGCTTAGTGCGGTCTGGTCGACGAAATCTGCTGGATCGGTTGCAAGCTCCCTGCTGTTCTTTCGCACCATTCGTGTCTGAACAGCACGGATGCGCCAGACGATGAAAGTGGATGGCTGGCCCTTGGTGGGATCGTATTTGTGGGCTCGTTCCCCGAGGTCTACGACGACTTGCGCGTCCAGTTCCTCGTTCTCGATGTTGGGGTGACAAAAACGGTTCACCAGTTTTGTGATCCGTTCCTTGTGTTGGAGAACGAAACTCCAGGCTGCTGCTTGTTCTGATAGTGTTTGTGGGGGCATTGTGGTCCTATTGGCGGGGCGTGTTGGCATGAGCGCATGAGTGCCATGCGTCAATGGATTGGGATTCAGGCCAGATCTGGCCGTGGCGGGATTGCCATGTTTCCATGGAGCGGGTGTGGCAGTCGGTGACCACCAGCAGGGCTTCGTCTTTGCGTTGTAGCCAGAGGCCAAACACGACAACGAGTGAAAGGGTGAAAGCGATACGAATCATTCTTCCCCCTCAAAGGACATCGCAAGAGCGCGGTCTACTTGCTTGTCTTGTTCTGGGTTCCCTGACTTGGCGGTTTCAGCAGCCTGTATCCGCTGGTCTTTTGGGATCTTCCGAAACGCCCTGGCATACAAGGGGATCACGTCCTTCTCCAAGTCGTCAGGTGCCATGTCCTCCGTGAAGGATCGTTGGCGTCCACCGGGCGGCGGTTCCTGGCAAACGTATCGCCCGTCCCGCATCATGTACGGCAACGTCGGCCACTCCCCGTCTTCGGTGTACGGGACGAGGCAATAGATATGGTATTGGTTCGCGGTATCTACAAGTTCCGATTCCGGTGGGAACACCTGGAACGCATAAGACTCTGGCCCGATCAATTCGGACTTGATCCGCTGTACGTCACGGAAGTCTGTGATGGCGATGTTGTCCAGCCTCTTGAGTGAGACATGGACAAATGGCGGCATTCCATTCGGGGGATGCTCCACAGGGTATACAGCCACCTGATACCGACTGTTGAGAAAGATGGCGGCACCCGCCCAATGCGCTTTGTCGCCTTGTGCTGGAACGAGCGGGGTCCACGGCTTGTCTTGCACTACCATGACGGAGGCGTGGTGCGACGACTCGCTTTTCCGAACAATCGTACTCATGCCGTGACGGCCTTTACGGTTTCTACTTCCCTTGCTCATCGTCGTCCTCCTGTCCCGCCTTGTGGTGGTAGTTGAGTGGTTCTGGTTCAACCGGGGTACCCATCGAGATCTCCAAGACCGCTTTCAGCGCCTGCATACGGTCTTCCTCTGTTGGTGGTTTCGGATCTTCGAAGTCGGGGACCGGGCACGCCATGTCATGTTCATGCTCGTCAAAGAAGAAGCCCTGGTCATCCGACGACTTCGAAGGTGTGTAGTCTGTGGGGCTTCCCGCTTTCAGCCAGCAAGCCTCATGGTGGCAACAGGGCTCATGTGAGAGCACCCCGTTGACCCACGTTCCATAGTCGATGGGGCGGCTCTCCACGCGCCCGTAACCGTCGTAGATTCCTTTCAAGATCGACCCGGTTGCTTCAATCACAACCACGCTCCGCATCCAATCATTGCTGGGGCTCGCTGACCATTCACTCAACATAGGGTGGCCGCAGCCTTGGCAGTCCCATGAGAAGAAACCCATCACGCACCCCCTTCGGCAGCGATGTCTCGGAACGGAACCCACGGGTTTTCAGGGTCGTTGTTTGAGTGCGGATCGCTGTGCTTGCGGTCTACATCTTTGAGTTCACGGGTATACGGGGCTTGCTTGCCGCCGCTTGTAGTCCAGACCTCTACCCGTCCACAACGGTTGCAGGTTGAATGGACCCAGATGCCGATCCCTTCCATGTCTACGCGGTGTGTCCAGACTTCGGTGTCTTCGTCCCAGGCTTCCATCATCGTGAAGCCGCAATCGTTGCAAGCGACAGATGACCCAAGGGCTACAGGTGCGAGGTTGAAGTCAACTTCGTTCGGCACTTCCAGCCTTGACAATAGGATTTGGTTTGGGCGGTGCGTTTTCGGCGTCCAGTCAGAAGGTAGAGTCACTTGCCACCTCCCTTGACTTCTTCGATCTTGGATGAGTCCTGGTTCATTTCCTTGGCACAAGCCTTGGAGCAAAAGGCGTCGACATTCGGTCCCTTGAGAGGGTGGTCGTTGTAGTAGCGATGAAGAATGGCTCGCTTCGGAATCAATGACCATCGGCGACGAGTTGGTTTGCGGCAGCAGCTACACCGGCGCTCGGGTCGCTGGCTTTCTTGCAGTCTCGCTTCTACCCACAAAGGGTGCTCGATGGGCTCGCTGTTGTTGTTGCTCCAGTTTGTCTTGACGCTTGGCAGCGGTGGCTCTGCCCTTTGTTGTCCACCCCGCTTTGGCTTCTCTTTGGCCGGTGGCGTGGTCCCTTCGACGTGTACCGTTTCGTCAACCTCGACGTAGGGCGCAAAGCCCTCAACCAGCGGGATCACAACCCGCCCCGCTTTCTTCACGGCCTGCACAGTCTTCACCGTCGTCGTGATTGTCGGAAAGACGGACAGAGAATGATCAGCAGCTACAAGTGGGGTTCCTGTCTTGTGAGTCTGAAAGTCCCACGCAACTTGGTCATAGGACAAGCCTCCGCACTTGGGACACCAGATGTCGGGGCACTTCATGTTGTCCCGTCCTGGCCGTTGTCCTTTGAAGCTGATGCAGAGGTCATGCTCGATACAGCGCAAAACGTATTTGTGGGACGGATCGGGAGGCTCCAAGCCTGCTTGATCCGCTTTGTAAAGGGCGACCCTGCTCTTCGTCAGAGTCGACTTGGAGTGCAGGATGCAACCCGGCTCTCCGTTTGTGTTCCATAGTTTGGACATTGATTTTCCCTGTTGGTGGAAAAGTGGTTGGAGGATAGTGAGTCAGTCCACACGCCAACCGCGCTCGGCGACTTGCGTTGGGGTGAGGTGGAGGCCGTCCTCTCGGATACGTCGTTCCCCTTCTTCGGACAGCATGAGGCCGTCAAGGGTAGTGAGGAAGACGTTGGCGTCTTCTACCAGAACAAGGGGCTTGTCATTCGTCCTGTCGCCGCTGAGGAAAGCAACCGCGTGCCTCGGAGCACCTTGCCGTTTTAGTGGGACGGCAACGAGGTGGTGCCATTTCTGGGGATCGGAGAGGTAGTCAATACTTTGTTGCGGTTCTTTCATTGTCGGTGTCCTGAAGGTGTTGGTGGAGGGCTTCTACCCTCTACTATGTTATAACCTTTTTCTGGGTATATCGTCAACCACTATTTTCAAAAGAATGTGGATGAAGTTTTGGTGCGAGTTCCATTGGTGGTTGAGAGCCATACCTGTCAAGCCAAACGCTTTTCAGGATGCCGTATGTTCTGCCGTCAAGTTTTGCTCTGACGTGTCCACCGAGAACGTGCCAAAGGGCTCGGTCAAGAGCGTGTTCTTGCGGGAGCGTGAGTTGGTTCCTGGTAGCTGCTGAATAAAACTCCCGCAGTTTGGGATGTAGTGACACCCAGATACGCGTCATGGCTCGTAGCCGCACGATATCGTTTCCTGTGAGTCCGTCGTGTCCCTGGATAGCGCCATAGAGCCCCTCCAAAAGGGCGCCAACCGGTTGCCATGCGTCCATTTCACGCAAGGGTCGGACCTCAAGCGCCAAGGTGGAAAGAGAGACAAGTTCTTGCAGACGTTTATCGTTCATCGGAATCTCCCTTGCGCGGCATCGAGACGGTCACTTTGAATTCGGTTCCGTTCTGTGCTTTGAAAACGAGACTGTTCTTTTCGCGCCGGAACGAGTCGGGTGAGAGCCCTCTTTTCGCCCACGGGGAAGATGCCATTACGATCCGCATCGCGGGCGTAGAAGCCAAGACCAACAGGGCGTCTTGAAGAAGATCGAGCATGTCTCGCTTTCTCGGGTTTCTGGGGGGAAGACTCATTGTTCTCTCCTGTCCACCCCGCTTTGTGCGGTGGTGTCGTTCATTTGTGCATTCCTCTGGTCATGCGCCCGAAAGAAGAAGCCGGGTCTTGCGCCCGGTCCAGGTCTTCGGATTCATCGCAAAGGGATTGGACGGCGGATGAGATGGACCCGCCATTGACGGTCAAACCGTATACGCGGAGGCCACGTTCCTTGCATTCGTTGAGGTCACGGATGATGTCGGCAGATGCGCTTGCACCGCCATCGGTCACGAAGATGAGGTCTGCTCGGTCTTCTCGCACACCGGAGTTCAGCGCATAGTCGAAGATGACATTGAAGTCCGTGCCGCCTTCGCAGTTTTGGTTTGCGACAGCAAGCGCCAGCGGTCCAACACCGCCAAGGTCAGCCCAGACTTCTTCCGGGTCACGCGGCGAAAGCTGCTGTGCCTTGCCACTTGCGGTCAAGCGGTAGACGCTGCGGATCCTCGTATCAAAGCCGATGATTGTGACCTCTCGCTTTTGTTGGGCTGCTTGGCCGATGCAGGCGAGGCCGATGGCCCTGGCCCAGAGGTGAGGGTCGCCGTGCATTGAACCGGACTCGTCAAGCATCACGACTATCGGACCACGTCCCTGCGGTTCGCGTCCCTCCATCGAATACTGGAGTGCGCGGGCCTCGGCGATGTTCAAGAGAAGCAGCCATTCCAGATCTTCGTCCATCAGCTTCATTGTCTCGGAGGGGAGGAGCCGGGGGATGTCGTCACCGAATTCGACGCCAACGATCTCTTCCTTGTTCTGCGTGACAGTGGGCTTTGAGCGGCCAGCGATGCGTTGGATTCTACCTGCTCGCCGGATAGCCTCTTGCATCCTGGGATCGTTCATCAGGCGTTCTGCAAGGTTCATACGCGCCGGGTCGTGTTGCATGTGTTGTGGCGGGCAGTGTTCGGTTCCGGGTGCCAGACCAGAAAGCGCCTCTTTTCCATCAGCTACTTCGTCTGCGGCTTTCTGGCAGGCAGACCGCATCGCAGCCTTCATGCCGTCCTGTGCTGACGGTAGACCTTCGGGGCACGGGTCTTCTCCGTTTTCGCTCCGTTCTTCCTCTTGCCGTGACTTCTCAATAAACTGTTCAAGCTGCTCGGCTGTTCTTTGGATGACGCCAGCAGCAGCCAGAGCGGAGAAGTCCGGGTCGCCTGCGACTTGTTGACGCAGGCTGTCCCATTCGGGAAGCTCCCCCAGCATGTCCTGCATCCAGGTCATCCACTGTGGAGCGGTGCTGTTTTCGATGCGTTCCGGGTTTCCATAGAGGCGTGAAAAGACTTCGCCCCCGAAGACGTTTGCGTCATCGTTGGTGAGGGACGGGAGATCCCTCGGTGCGTCGTCCACCCCGCCCGCTGCGCCGTCGTTGCGGTATGCGTTCATCAGCGCATCCTCTACCGCAAAATGGGCCATACCAAGTGCGCCTTCCTCGCTCACCCGGCCATCGTAGAGGCAGCGGTGCCACCGCGAGACATCGAAGGTACCCCGCCGGTTTTCCTCGGTGAAGAAAGCTGCTGATTTCGTTTGGTTGAAAGCCATGATGTTTTCCCTGTTGATGTCTATATTGTAACCGGGGTCCGGTTACTTGTCAATGCCTTTGTGGGGATTTATTTCTTTTATTTGGAGGGTAGGTTCTGGCCAGACCCCAACAGACTGACCAGAACCGTGACACCGTCCACCCCGCCGGAGCGGGGGTTTAGATGCCCAACGCCTCCCTAGCGATACGCGCCACCTTCAGTTGCATCGCAGCGATCTTGTCCGACAATCCCTCAACCTGTCCCGATTGGCCGAGCTTCTGAAGTTCCTTGACGATCTTCTTCAACTCGGAGTTGATTGCGCCAAGCGCCCCGGAATCGCCAATCGCCGATGCCTGCTCCACGTTGCGGCGAATCATATCACCCGTTCTCGGATCGAGGACTTCGATGCCGTTTGCGTAGATTTCCACCGCCGCGTCATGCAGCTTCATAGCTGCTTCAAGGTCTGGACTCACCAGCTTGGCGACACAGTTGAGAACCTTCGGATGGTCGACTTCTGGGTCCGCGACGATGATATCTGCCAGCAGCAGGAGATCGGTCGGCTCGCAGACCATGCGACCCTGAACAACGGCATAGGCGCAAAGGGCGTCGATGATGTTGACCAGGGAGCGGTCACTGACTTCGATTGCGTGCTGCCGCCCGAGTTCTTCCAATACGTCGCACAGTAGTTCCTCAATGGGAGAATAGTCGACGTTCTCGGCGGCGTTCCGCAGGCATTCCAGGCCCGCCGGTGACAGGGTATTGTGAACCTCGATTGTCTCGCCCTTCCGCTTCATCGCCATAAGACGCAACCGATCTGCCCGGTCCTGCAAGGGTGTCACCCAGCGCCGAAAGAGGAACCTGTCCCAAAGAGCGTGCAGATCGTCCGACTGCGGCAATTCGTTGGAACATGCCATCACCATTTGGAGGGGGATGTCGATGCGCCCGCAGGTGCCGTTGTCGTATTGCTTTTCATTGATGGCAGTGAGGATGCTGTTGTTTGCACCGGACGAGCCCTTCCAGATTTCGTCCAGCAGCGCCACCTGACACTGGCCGAGACGGTTGGTCAGAATCCGCTTGTATTGCCCCTTCTTCAAGAGAGGGAGATCGTAGGGTCCGAAAAGTTCTTCTTGCGTGGTGTCCTTGCGGATCAGATAGGTGAAGAAGTCCATTCCGAGCGCCTTTCCAAAAGCACTTGTGAGGGCTGTCTTCGCCACGCCGGGAGGTCCACCGAAGAAGACGTTTTTGCGGGCGATAATAGCGACGAAAAGAATCAGGATTTCCTGGTTCCGTTGAATGAACCGGCTATCCATTTCTCTCATCAGCGAATCCATCTCGCCGTGGGCTGCTTCAAACTCTTTGGTGTCTATTGCCTGGAGGGTCTTGGTGGCCATTGTCGGCCTCCTTGGTGTTGGGGTTGTTGGTGTTGTTCCTTGTTGGTATATACATAGTAACCGGAGCAGGGTTACAGGTCAACAGAAAAGTCAGAAAAGATTGATCTTTTTTCGACCCCTTTTTAGCAGCTACGACCCGGTGACAATCGCCACCGGGTCGCGTCTGCGGGGTGGACCGTAGAGCGGTCATTCGTCAATCGAGCCAGAAAGTGGTTCTCGGAGTGGAGCGGTACAATCGTGGAACCGACCCACAGACTCCGTTGAATCAAATTCAATGACAGCACCAAGCGTGCCATCTTCATTGATCTGACGTTTCCAAAGTCGGCTGGTAGTCGCGCCGTTGAGACTGGCGAGGACGATTTCCTCCCGTCCTGGGTAGTCCTCAAGACTGCCGCCAGAAGCGATGAACGCAGCAGCCTTCGATGCTTCGCTGGATGGGGCGTCTTCGTTGACGGTGTACGCTTCACAGATCTGGATGACGAAATCCGGTTCCAGAACTTCCAGTGCGGTTTTTACCAGGAAGGCTTGAACGTCCTTGCTCACGTCATTCCAATCTTCGAATGGGGGAGGCGGCGGAATCAGTTGAATTTGGCGTTGTCCATCCAATGGGTCGCGGCGTAAAGCAATCCAAGTCACGGGGACTTGCAGCCCGTCCTTGGCTCGCTCCTCGCAGACGAAGTCAAAAAGATTCCGTATTGCTTCAGAGGCTTCTTCTTCTGTCATTACATTGTGGGCTGTCATGGTGTTGCTGTTCCCTGCTGGTGGTGGAATGCCCCCGCCTGACAGAATGCCCGGCGGGGGCTGGTGGTGTTGTGGTTTCTATGCTGCCAGGATTGCTTCAATCATGGCGTCCCGAGTCAACGCACCCGGCTCTTCGCCCAGGACCGTCGAGTACGCGGTCTTGAGGTCATCGTCTGACTTGTTGTTCAGCTTGGTAGCCGGTCCTTCCTGCTCGGCTTCTGGGGTGACCGTGGCGGCAACGTCTACTGCCTGCACGGTGGCGGGCGTGTCGGCGAGCGGCCTGATGACCAGGAAGCCCTTGGTCAAGGTACCCCGGAACCCCAAAGACCCGAGAGCCTTGCCACCCGAGTTTGTGCGGCTGTAGTAGGTAGCGTGCGTGAACGCAGACTTGGACAGACCGGACTCCTCAAGGTCAGCCGCCGGAACACGACGGACGCCATCAACGATGGGATACGTCTCTTCGTCCTCGGTGAACGAGGAATAGATCCGCACCAACCGTGGGCTGGGCTTCCATTCATCGTCTGTACCGAGAAGCAGACGTGCCTCGGCAGAAGCGGTGTCGATTTGATCTGTCAGGTCTTGCAATCCGATTTCAAGAGCGTCCTGGTACAGTTCAGCAGCTACCTTCAACTCCTGAAAATCGGACAGTACGCCTGAAACCGCGTCGGACCGTGGACGGTTGTTGCGTGCGTCTGCCGTCCATTCGGCCATCTGCGCCAGCAAAGCACTCAGTCCAGATTCGACTTGTCCACGAGCAATCCCCTGTGCGTCTTGGATTGTCTCGGCATCGTTGGCGTCGACTTTCAGGGACCGGAGACTGCATCCACCGATTTGTGACAACACCCTCTTGAGAGCGGCTGTCGTGTCTTCGTGTCCAGGCAGAATGAAGTAGACGCCGGACTTCAGGGTCATCTGCCCTGGGATGTTGTCAAAGGTCTTCTGGAGAATGTGCGGTCGGAGGAAATTGTGATCGAGAAAGTTGCGTTCCAGATCTGCCCGATCCACGAAGCGGGAGGCGGCATCGCTGGTGCCAGTTGACACCCAAGATTCCGCGCCCTTGTCGAAGGTGACCAGATCAACTTGATCCGCGCCACTTTCCTTGAAGCCACGCTTCACCTTCTTCAAAATTCCAACGTCGATGCTTGCGTCATCTTCGTGAACCTTGTCACTGTAGAAGGCATCGGCCTTTCCACGACCGTGCGTAAAATTGGATGCTACTCGCTTGACGGCAGATGCGTGATTGATGTCGGGCACCTTGAATGACAGGCCCTCGCCTGCGAGCAATGAACGCAACTTGGTTGGCGTCACGCGACTGTCCTCAAGATTCCAATAGATCAAGTATCCGATATTTTTGATTGCCTTTGCCATGATGGGCTCCTGTTGATTGGGTTGGTGTTGGGTCTTCGTTGTCCCGAATCCCTACTATACTTATACCCCGGAACGGTTAGATTGACAAGGGAAAAGGGGGAAAATATGTAGAAAAAGTCCTGTTTTTAGGTATTTGCAAGGATTCAAGGTATTTAGCCAATAACTTTTTGTTGGTTATCGCACCACCCTGGCTGCTGATAACTGTCGAGAAAACACGAGGTGGACGAAAGTACGGGCATACGCGATCCTCGCTTTTCGGTTAGGATGGCAAACGCGCCATGATAGGGTTTGGTCGGAGGCAAAATGAAGCTGCTAAAGTTTGGGACACCCCATGTCCGGGTGAACGAAAACCCAGAAGCTGGCGGGTGGCTTGGGCAGGCGGGCCAGGAAACCAGAAAGCGCAAAGGCCTTTTCGCGGGAAATTTTGTCCCCGTTTTCCACGGTCCCGATCAGCCACGTTCTTATGCGCTGGCCGACAGATTTCTGACAAACACGGAACTCTGGCAGGTTTATCGTAGAACCCCAGAAGTCAGATCAGCCGTAGATTCAATCGTGCGGCGTGTAGCAACCTGGGACTGGATTGTAGAGCCCTCTATTGAGCCATCCCACGACGGCTTTCAATACGCGTCAGATAAAGCCGCAGAGATTCAACGGTGGCTCTCATATCCAAATTCTGACGGCGATACATGGCAAGAGTTGATGACAACTGTTCTCACGGATCTTCTGGTTTATGACCAGGGTGCGGTGGAGGTGGTCAGAAACGGAAGCGGTGAGTTGACCGAATTGGTAGCTCTCAAGGGTTCTACCATTCAACCCATCATCGATGACTATGGGCGTCTGTACGAATATCGACAAGACCTCTACTCGGATGATGGCATTGTCGCCGGTGCTGGTGACATGCCCGCGTTCAGCACGGAGGACATCTTGTTTCTCCGCATGTATCCGACGACTCAAACCCCATGTGGGAACCCGCTGATTGAATCGTTGGTCAACGAGGTGATCACCATGCTTCGCGCTGGCGAACACCTCATGCTGACAATGGACGCCGACGAGATCCCGCCGGGGCTTCTCGTCCTCACCGGAATCGCAGGTAACGCCGCGAAAGCAGCGATGGCTGATCTTGAAAACATGCGGGGGCAGGACCACAAAATCCGAGTTCTAACTACGCCCGATCCTGCGGGCGTTGGTGCAAGCTGGGTAGAGTTACGGCATACCCCGAAAGACCTTGAGCTACGCGAAACGCTTGAAGATGTACGTCGAGCCATCTGGCGAGCGTTCGGCGTGATGCCTGTCGAAATGGGAATGAGCGATGGAATGCCAAGGGCAACGGCGCAAGTTCAAATGGACGTTGCCGCTTCCCACCTCATCACGCCCATGCTGGAGCTTCTGCAAGCCAAGATCAATGCGAGGATCATTCCTCTACTTTGCGACAATCCAGAACTTATCCACTTCAAGTTTGACAGAGAAGCGCGGCTAACATCCGACGACACCAAGAAGCGTGCAGATACTCATCGCGTGTATGTGATGATGGGAATGATGACCCGCAACGAGGTGCGGAAGGAGCTTGGATACCTTCCGATTGAGGGCGGAGACGTACCCACCGTCGACACGCCCAACGGACCGGTCCCATTCGAATTCTTCATGGGCGACGCTCGTGTCGAAGAACCACCGATCCCCGATGCTCCTGAACCTCCTGGCGTAGCCGAAATGGACGAGGACAAGGATGCGCCACCGCTTACTGATACGCTTGGCGCAGACGATGGGCTGATGCCCGGCGAGGAAGTGCCCGTCGTTGAATCGATACACCTACAGATGAGCGAGCGTGTTCTGTTGAAGCTGGATTCGATACAGCGAACCAGGGCAGATTTTGCGCTCTCGGTGATGGAGGATCTGCCCAAGCATTGGGTTAGCGCCAAGTCGCTTCGTGGCAAACGGACGTTGGATCTCAAAGAGTTAGGCGATGTGATGGTGCGCTACTACAAAGACATCGCCCCCCTGTACGACCAGACCACAAGCGATGTCTTGGCAATCGTGGCGGCACGAGGCAAGAAAGACGGCTCCTTTGATATGGCCCATTCAGAGGGTGCGCTTATCGCCATCCAGAATCGTCTTGAAAAAATGGCGATTGATTGGGACTTGAGAACAGCGAATCTTTATCGCAAGGCCGCTGAAATCGGTGTAGCAGCCGCCGAGACATACACGGGACAACAATCGCTTCGCACAGGTAAAGAGTGGGGCGAAAACTATCAACAAGAAGCGATGGATTGGCTGATCGGAGAACGTGGACCTATTCAGGCGATTATGACGAGGATCAATAACGCCCTGACCGGCACGTCTGACCGCTCTCTTCCCGAACATGATGAATGCGATCACCACCAACGCGCCGAAGATCCGCAATTCGGGGACATCGTCGATGAGGTGCTAACCGACAGCCCTGCTGTTGCTGCGGGCGTGGTCACAACTGAACAAGCCATGTTGCTGACTGGTGCCGCATTTGTAGCGAATCGTCACCGCATCGGTAACTGGCAAGGCAAATTGGTGTATCTCGCAAACGAGGCGCTTCGACAAGAAATGATCTCGGCTGGCACTTCCCCAGAAGAAGGCGAAACGCGGTGGTTTGTTGAGTGGGTGTCGGAAATGGATAAACGAACATGCGCCATTTGCGCCGCAGAGGGCGACAAAGACATTCGCCCACTTGAAAGTCTTACCGTCGAGCCCGGTGGCGACACTGACTGTGGAGCCATGTGTCGTTGCGTGCTGGTCATGTGGACCGAAGAAGAAGTGAGAAGGGGTCGTGCCGAGAGGATCGGTCCGTTGTCTGACGAGGCAGAAGTACCGGGTGGAGATGACGACTAACCTTGACGGGGAACTATCCGACGAGCTACTCTACCGCAGACGCCCAACGAGGCGCGTGCGGTCCCGATTCAGATAAAAGTGGAGGACTCCACGATGTCACAAGAAGGCGCTTTGAGCCCAGAGAACGCAGAATCTGTTACGCCCCTCCCAGGTGGTGGGTCCGAATATACGATCCGGTGCAGGGAATCTTTCTCCGTACCGATGGATCTGCAAGTACGCGCTCAGATAGTAGTAGCGAACGGCGAACCGGACCAGAAACTCGATCCTGACACCAGAGCAGAGGCTGCTGGTGGTGGCAACATGATCGAGGGGATCGCGTCAAGTACCAGCATAGACTTCTACGGAACCGAAATGTCCTTGATGGGGCTTCGGAGTATGGCCGACCAGATGCAACGAGGCATCCCGGTTATCCCGCGCCACCAAAGCCTCACCGGAAGCGGAATGGCTGAATGGGACGAGGTTATCGGTCGCACTGTGCAGGCAGAGGTCACGTCAGCAGACGTAATGAACGGCGCTACGTTGGCAGAGCCCGGCTACATCTTGCGTTCCACTACGATGCTCTATTCAGATTCATCGTTAGCGAATCAGCTTGTAACGCGCCTTGACCGTGGTGAACCTATCGGTCAAAGCATCGGTGGTTGGTTCTTGAGCGTGCGAGTGCAAACGAACGACGACGGCGAAGTAGACCGTGTGATTGTTGATCAGGTTGAGCTTGATCACCTTGCGATCACACGAGCCCCCGCCAACCCGGACAGCAACAGTCTTGTCACCATGCGTTCACGCGCCGAGGCGTTCGCTAAAGACTTACTCCCCGACTTGGAAACGAGGGGACCGGGAGGTAGTAGCGACCTGCCGCTTGCCCCCGAGACAATGCCCTGGTCTTTCGACGCCAAAGAACAAGACGAGGTGCTTGGCGACCCGCCGGACTGGAAACGCTACCGAAGCGTTCACGCTTGGTATGACTACGACAAACCAGAAGTGAAGGGCTCCTATAAGTTGCCCTATGCGAAGGTGGTGGACGGAAAGATTCAAGCCGTGTGGCGCGGCGTTGCCGCAGCTATGGGCGCTCTGTTGGGGGCTCGCGGTGGCGTAGACATCCCCGATGAAGATCGTGAGGGTGTATACAAGTTGCTCTCAAACTATTACAAACGCTTTGACAAACCTGTGCCGGATTTCAAGTCCTACGACGGCAAAGAGTACGGTGCTGGCGACGATGATAAGAAGTATTCAGTGGACGAAAATCAGGAATACGCATCAGATCCCTCGATGAATGATTCCGCTTGTGATACAACAGAAACAGAGGTTTCCATGGAACTTGAAGAACGAACCCCGGAACAGGTCACTGATTCCCAAGATGGCGTTACTGAAGCCCTTGACACGGCGAAAGAAACAGCGCAGGATTCCGACTCAATCGAAACACTTTCAAACCCAATCCCGGAAGACGCTCAAAGAAGCGCAGAACCGGCTTCACCCCCCCCGACCCTTGAGGACGAATCCATGACTGAATCAGATCTTTTGAAGATCGACGAAATGATCAGCAGGGCCGTCAGCGGTCTTGCGGAACGGTTCCAGGCTTCTGAAGCCAGCACGGGGGATTCCCCAAGCGTAGCCGAGCCCGCAGAGCCGTCTGTCGATACTGTTGACGATGAAACAACCGCACGTTTGCGAACGGAAATCGAGGCACTGCGTGCCAAGGTTGCCGAAGCAGACGAGTCGCTCGCTCGCGTAGCCGACTACGGACTGCGCCACGGACGCCGCTCGGCGACCGAGGCCCCACAGTCTGGACCCGGCGCAGGTGGCGTTTGGGATCTGATGGTGTCGCGCACAAGGGACAATAACGCCCAGAGCGTTCTTGCTACCTTCGTTGACAGCAACAAAGAGCCGCTTGCCGAAGAAGTCGAAACCAATACTCAAAACCGTCGTCAGTTGGTGTCTACGCTGGAGGCTGGTCTTCGGGCCGCCGCAGCCGATGGCCTCATTGGCAATCACACCGTCGAATGGCGATAGAGGGTTCTCATCATGGCTGACTACAACGTACCTACTTGGATGGGTGAATCAGACCCAGCCCGCAGGGAAGCATTTGAGCGTGCAATCAATGTTTCCAACGCTGGCAGCGTCCTGCTTCAAACCTTCATCAACCGCGTCGTCCAGCAGCTTTCGCTGCGGGAATTCGGTGTTCAGGCGGTTCTTGACCGCAGACCTGGATCTGGCAACGCGTCCTATGTCAACCGTCGTACCGTTGGGTCGACCGGTGGAGCATGGGTCGCTGACACAGCGTCGTTGACCGAGGAAACTGGCTCATACGCACAGACCTCGTTCACCTACCGCACTCTCGCCACCCGTGGCAAGGTGACCCGGAAGCTCCAAGCTACGGGCCGCAGCTACGGTGACGTGTTGGCACAGGAGATTTCGGGAAAAGCCGAAGACTTCGCCGCTGCACTTGAGAGCGCACTAATCATCGGTGACACCAACGCGTCTGCTGTCCAACTGAACGGATTGCTGACGCTTGTTTCCAACGTCGGTGCCAACGCTGTCACGTCGATTACCGACGCGGCTGGCGGTGACTCCCTGACGCTGGCGAAGCTCGACACTACGATTGATCAAGTGAAGGGCTCTGCCGCCCGTAGCGATCTGGTCATCGTGGGATCGTTCAACGGTATCCGCAAGGTCAACGCAGCACTCCAGTCGCAGCAGCGATTCATGGACACCACGGAAGTTGCCGCTGGTTTCCGCGTTCGCACCTACGATGGAATCCCCCTGGTCGTGTCAACGGCCATGCCGAACGCCCTGGTCGTGACCTCTGGAGGAGCCGCCGTGAAGGCGTTTTCCGGTGGCTCGTCGACTGCGCTCGCCGTCATCAACAAGCGGTACATGTGGATCGAGGAACTGACCCCGACCACTGTGATGCCTCTTGCCAAGGACAGCAGCCAGTACGACCAATTTGATATGTTCTGGGATGGCGCATTGACCCTGTCAAACACCAAGGGCGCCGCCCTGTTGGTTGGCATCGCCGGCTCGTAACCGCGCTACACTGACCCCGCCCCCCACATCGACCCCGTTAGGCACTGTGCCTCTCGGGGTCGTCGTGCTATGGTTGGAATGGAGGTATTCAAATGCCCGAACAGCAAGTTCCGCCCACTCATTCTTTCAACTTCGTGTGTCGCCGATACGACAAGTCACCGGACCTTCCGTGGCTTGAAGCGACATACGAGGAAACCGTCGAAGCACGGCCCATTGAGTTGGACGGCGTTGTTGCCGCCACCCTGTTCATCAAACGCGAAGACATGCGCGAACGAGCGGTTGCCCTCGGCTGGAAAGACGAGACAACGAGATGGAACGCACAGAACGTTACTGCGTCTGAAGAAATCACCCTGACAACTACCGACGAACGCCCAAAGCGTCGCAGGTTACCACGGAAAAAGTAGATGCCGGTTTTCAGTACGTTAGCGCGTTGCAAGTCGTTGCTGTCCATTCCGACTGCGGTGACGACACACGATATGCTGCTCACTACGCTGCTGTCCGTTTCGGATCAGATGATCCTGGACGAAATAGATCTCACTGGCACGAGCGTTACGACCTACAGCGAAAAGTTTGACATTGATCGGGCGGGGACAAAAGATCTACAGGTCAACCGGACACCGCTTGTCTCGGTTACCGCACTTACCGTCTCGGAGGCGTTACAGGCGGCTACCACCTACTATTCGACAGCTTACGGGCAAGTGCGGCTAACGCAAGACGACGGCTTTTTTCCGGTAGGCAGGCAGGTCGTTGAGGTCTGCTATACAGCGGGCTTTGCCACAGTGCCTCAAGACCTACACCATGCGGGCACTTTGATTGTCGCAAGTCTTTTCAACTCTGGTCCCCATGTAGGGTTTCAGCGCGAAAGTGTTGGCTCGTACAGCTATGCGATTGGAAAAGCAGGAGCAGGCAATAGTCTTCCAACTATCGCACAACGTATTTTGTCTAAGTATAAGCGGGTGTTTGTGAAGCATCCCGGTCAATAGGAGTTTCAGTGGCACTAACAATCATGCGACGCTCTACGAAAAACGGCGACAGAGATCCGTTCTTTACTCCAGAGGAAGCGGTAAAGATTCGTCTGCTGCCTGGAAATGTCACCGAGGCACACGTCAGGACGGGCGGCGCAAGGCAAATCTTGGAACGCAACGGGTTTGAAGTTGTAGTGGCACAGTCGGCCCCTGCGAAGAAAGCTGCTCCCGCGAAGAAGCCAGCACCCACACCAAAGCCAGCAGGCCCCCCTGCGCCGGAACCGTCTCTCGGTATTGAGTACGAAATTTTGCGTGGGTCGGTAACCGATTTGGAAAGGGGTCTTCGCACAGGTGAATACGACCACCAACTTGACGAGCTTCTTGAGTGCGAGAAGAATGGAAAGGGCCGGAAGACAGCGGTAGAGGCCATTCAAACGCGTATCGATCAAGCCGGGATGTAGAGATGGCGAAAGCCCTCCAGAAACGAAAACGGGAAAGCGAGCCTGCCCACCGAGCCTTGTTGTTGTTCTCTATGCAACAGGTTGGTCGACGCAGCGCCCGTGCTGCTGGGAGGGCTGTAGGCAGGTCCGAGTCGACTGCCCGTGAGTGGCGCAAGCGATGGGATTGGGACGAACGGTCTGAAGGAAAGTTGTCGGAAGTACAGGGTATCGCTGTTTACCGCGCTCTTTATTATCAAGAGTTCAAGCTGCGCGAAGTGATCGAAGTCGAAGACCGAATGGCTGCTCCATTCATGCCCGACACCCCGGTTCCTGCGTCCGTCGCCGCCGCCGTGAAAGACGCCATTCATCCAGACAAACGAAAAGACAAAGAACGTGAACGCGAAAAGCTCAACCAAACGCGGCATGTTGCTTTGATCGATGGAGCATTGGGCTATATCGCCCAATCGCTACAGGCTGGTGAGATTAGAGCAAGCCTACGAGACATCCCGCTTCTTCTTCGGATGCGAGAAGAACTCCAACTGGCTCTTCACCCTTCAACATCGAGTAACGGCGTGTCTCTTATAGAGTCGACCCGTGTGCGTTATGCAAAGGAAACAGGGTCTGACACCCTAATCGCGATGCACGAAGACTCCGTGGAGATCACGACCATTCTTGGCGCACTTGTGGCTGCAAAGCAGCTTCAAGCCGAACGTGCAGAAGAAAGCGCGGCTGTACTTGAAGAGGCGCAGTAGCGGACCTCGCCTGGGGCGCTATAACAGCACCGGAGGTATAGATGCGCGTTTTAGTTACGGGTGGTGCTGGGTTCATCGGATCGCATGTTGTAGACATGCTTGTGCAGAACGGAGAGGACGTTGTCGTCTACGATTCTCTTGACCAGCAGGTTCACGGGCAGGACGCAGATTGGCCCGACTACTGCAACGAGAAGGCAGCATACATCAAGGGCGATGTTCGTGATAGCGCCTTGCTTCGAAAGTCCTGTGTTGGTGTAGAAGCCATCATTCACCTCGCCGCGAAGGTTGGGGTGGGACAGAGCGCCTATGACATCGCCGACTATGTAGACGCGAATGTTGTTGGAACCGCAAAGCTGTTTGAAACTATTGTTTCAGTTTGCCCAGATCTTCAACGGCTGATTGTGGCGGGCAGCATGAGCACCTATGGCGAAGGCATGTACCTACGCCCAGGACAAGGCAGCGTGCCCGGAATCGTCAGATCGACCAAAGACCTTCTCAACCGTCGCTTTGAAATGTACGACAGTGTTTCTGGAGAAGCCCTCCAGCCAGTCGGAACACCAGAATGGAAACGACGTGATTGTCAATCGGTCTACGCCCTTACAAAACGGGACCAGGAAGACATGACACTTCTGTTCGGCAAACAGCGAAACCTGTCTGTGTGTGTTCCACGGTTCTTCAATGTCTACGGACCAAGACAGGCACTTGGAAACCCATACACGGGCGTCGTAGCCATCTTCTCCAATCAGATCAAGGCAGGTGACCAACCGTTGATCTACGAGGACGGACAACAAACACGCGACTTCATTCACGTTTTCGATATCGCACGTTCAGTGTTGGCGATGTTGTACGGCGGCTCTATGGGCATTTTGAATGTCGGCACAGGTGTCCCCACAACCATTCTCGGCCTCGCCCTGAAGCTGCTTGGTCTGCATGACCGTTGCGACCTTGCGCCAGACGTGCGTGGTCTTTACCGTAGCGGCGATATTCGTCATTGTTATGCCGCGATAGAGAAGCTTGAAAAGGAAGTCTTCGACTGGAAACCTATGACGCTGGACGATGGGCTGCCCGATTTGCTTGCGTGGACAGCCACCCAAGAGGCGCGTCCAGAAATGTCGTTCCAGGCTCATCGAGAGCTATTGCGTGAGGGAATGCTTCAATGATTGTTTCCATAGGAGATGTTCTGTTGAGGTCGGAGGGAGACTATTTGGGGCTCTCGGTCAGAATAGCTGATCGGCTCTCTACACTTCCTGGTGGCGGGTGGCACGAAACAGCCGAGATCACAACAAGCCAGGGTATTAGAGATCTTCTCAATCTCATCGCTGAAAGTAACGTGTTTAGCAGGCTCTCAGAAAATGATACAGTCGTCTTGTGTGTTGGCGTCCACGACGCGAGAGGCAATATGCCCCAAGGTCCGTGGTTCAAAGCGTATGATCATCTCTTGGAGTCCACAATTCGTAGTGGGTGCGGCACCATCGTTGTATTGATTCCGCCAAACCAATCCAAACCACACGGCACTGCGGCATCGCGTAGATGGCTTCGGAGGGCCGCCGAGCATATCAAGACCAGCGCAAACGGTGTCGTTGGTGTTCAGGTGGTAGATCCAAACACCAGCCAAGGATTTCTCCCCAACGTCTGGGTCAATGATTGTGAACTCACGTCGCAGGGATATGTTGATTTAGCAATCGAAGTTGTCGGTCATATTGCGGCTGACAACGTCAAAACGGACGTACCCGTGGTGGTTGCCTCTGTACCAGGACCCGCGCATGGTGTTACCATTACCATGCCTGCTGACCGAAAAAGATGGAGGGGCGCATGACCACAAGAATCGTAGTCACCGGGGGCGTTGACCGAACCTCACACCCCGGACACCCAGATCTGTTGAGGTGCGATGCTATCGTAGCTTTTGAATGTCTCGGTGAGGACACCAAGGGCTCGCACTACAACAACAACCCCATCTTCTATCCTGATGACGACCCAACCGTAGTGGTCGTAGCTGGTGTCTCGCTTGTCATGGGGCCAGATAAAAAGGAAACCGCAGACTTGGCTCTGGCGTCGCCGCATGGATCTCTTGTTGTGGTTGTGACAGGCAAGAAAGCCATCAATGTGGCACGAGCACTCAAGGCGGAAAAGAAAAATCGGAATGTGGTTATCGAGGTGATTGGTGCCGACGTTGTTTGCGAGGTGATGGGAAATGCGTCATCGGAAGTGCGTCGATACCCACTGTTTCACCAGGACGAGCCAATCGAAATCGCGGTTGAAGAACCAGAAGCCGAGCAACCGCCCGAACCGGAACCGCAACCTGCTGGCGACGAGCACCAAGAGGAGTCCCCTGAAGGATGAACTACGCGCTAGCTGGCAGGGCTTTCAATGTCTACCGTCAAACAGCGTTTATCCTTGATTCTACCGCTGCAACGGCTTCTATCACCATCACACGCCAACCCAAGCGTGAGTGCGTTGTTCAGATCAAGATCACAGGTGGTACGACCAACACGGGGACGGTTCTGCTCACTGGCACAGTGGGGGGCGCCACAGGCCAGACGGAGACGCTGACCTTTACTGGAGCCGGTACCCAGCTTTCCACAAAGCGGTTTACAGCGATTAGCGCCGCCACTACCAGCGGGCTGGCAGACGAGGCAACGCCACCAACTATGACGATTGAGGCGGTTGGGACCGGTGGTTCTCGTCAGAACGCAAGCTACTTATTTCGGTCTGGTGTCAAGGTAAGCATGAATCACGCTGGTACGCAGTGGGCCATTGGAGACATTCCTGGTTCCGCCGAGCGTGAGAAGGTTGGGTTCCTCATTCCATTCGACCCGTCTTGGACGACGCGAGAAGGAGATATTTTCATCGATGATTGGAACGCCGAACAGTATATGGTTGAGGGAGTATCGTTGATGCGCGGGCCAAAGTTTGGCTCACCCGTCTTTTATCAGGTTAGAGCAGTACGGAGAGATGGGTCAGTCTGATACACTCTTTGTCGGAGGTTCAAATGGGAAATCCACGCGCCGCAGGCGGCAGCAGACTTTACGTCAGGCACTATACTGGCTCGGGAACGAGCGTCGGCTCCTCGTATGCGGAGGTGGAAATCTCCGTACCAGACCGTGGCATGTTGAGGCGCATTCGCGCCGATGTGACTGCGGGAACCTCTATTAGTCAGGTATCGCTGGAAATCCGCGAAACAACTGGAGCTACCGGAAACGGCGTTATCGCCCTCTATCCGCTTCAGAGTGAACCGCTTGACGATGATCTTTCTGTGGGTCCACTTTTTTATCAACTGGCCGGTACCGGGAGTCTTCCCGATGAGACTACGTCTGGCACGTTGTTTGTCGCTGTCAAAGTCGACGACGCCACAGCAGACCATACTGTCGCTATCAGTCTCGACATTGAAGCGGTGGATTAGGAGGCAACATGGCGACCAGAACAACCCCGCCGAGGGCTCTTGCATCGGCCCAATGGAAAGAGCCAGTCGCCACGCAAGGTGCGTTGCCATCTAGCGGAAACACTGCCGGAGATATCCGAGAGGTGCTTGATGATGGCGACGGCAAACCGGCCATCTACCAGTGGGGCGGATCATCCTGGCTGAAGATTGCCGACCCTGACGCGGCGGGAGGCAGCGGCACCGTCACCAGTGTGACTCTCTCGTCGGACAGCGGCTCGACATCGGCTATCACAGCCTCTGGAACGTTCACGGTTGCTGGTGGAACCAACGTGTCCACCTCCGCTACTGGTACAACGGTCACAGTTACATCGACAGATCAATACGAAGGCACCGTCACGAGCGTAACCCCAGCCGCAGACAGTGGGTCTGGTACGGCGATCACTTCAACCGGCACGCTTACAGCTACTGGTGGAACAGGAATCACCACTTCGGTGAGTGGCACGACAGTTACCATTGATGCAGACAACAATGGGACAGTCACCAGCGTCACACCAGGGGCGGATTCTGGAAGCGGTACTGCCATCACTGGCAGTGGGACCATCACTGTCGCTGGCACCTCCAATGAGGTAGACACGTCCGTATCCGGCACCACCGTGACGGTGGGCCTACCCGACGACGTGACCGTGGGCAACACGCTCACGGTAGACACGGATGTCACAGACACAACAACCCACACGACCGCCGCTTCCCATATTGACTTTGACGCGACGGGCATCATCGCAACAGGTCAAACCGGAAACAACATCGGCCTAAACCTGGACCTCAACTCCGACTCACCCACAATGGTTGGAACGGTGAACAACACCGGGTTGGATATCGACTTGGTGGGCGGGGCTTCTGGTACTCAAACGAACACCGGAATCGATGTCAATGTCTCCGGCGCTGCCACGAACTACTCTGCCATTTTCATGGGCGGAAACGTGGGCATTGGAACGACGGAACCAACATATGCCCTTGAGGTCGCTGGTAATGTCGGGTTCGACGAGTATCTGTACCACAACGACGATCCCGACACGTTCATCCGACTACAGGCAAATGCGCTTGATATCAACTGCGGCAATGTAAAGCTAATCAGCTACTACGAGACGGGCAACGATGCTGTCCACGTCAACCCACAAAACGGGGATGTCAACTTCCAGGTTGATGCGAGTGGAGGAGTAGAGGCAGACTATGCGTTTTTTGTTGATGCCGGGCTAAATAAGGTTTCAATCGGTACTGGCACTCCAAAGACCAAGTTGACGGTTGCGGGGGCGATTACTCTTGTAGAGCAAGCCGCTGCCGATGCAAGCGTTGAGACCTACGGCCAAATCTGGGTGAACACGGCTACGCCAAACGAACTCTACTTCACGACAGATGCTGGGGATGATATCCCGATTACATCTGGTACGGCTGTTGCTTCGGTGACGAGCCTTGACTTGGCATCTGATAGTGGAAGCACCAGCGCAATCACTACCAGCGGCACGCTCACGATTGCAGGCACCGCCAACGAGATCGAAACGAGCGCCACCGGAACAACTGTGACTGTTGGTCTTCCGTCCAACGTGGTTATCGCTGGCGACCTCAAGGTGAGCGGGAACGACATTGAGGACTCTGGCGACAACAACATCATTGGGTCGGACGGAAGCGGAAACATTGATATCGCGGCGTCGACTAAAACCACATCCATTTCTGGTCCGACGATTCATGGAGAGGGAATTCGTCAGGCATTCACAGAGATTAGTGTGCTTGGGGCGACTGCGTTAGACACGACCAACACCTGGATCAACGCTAACGCTGCCAGCAATGCCGTCAACCTCACCCTTCCAAGTGCGGCTGGGGTTGGTCCTGGGTTCTTGTTGTTTATCCATGACTTCAACGGAACCGGGGCTACGAATAACATTGTGATCTCTCGCGCTGGCTCCGACACGATTGGCGGGGCCGTCAGCAAGACCATCTCAATGGCTAACGGGCATCTGGAAGTCATTTCCAATGGCGTAAATGCGTGGGGCGTTATCAGCGAGCTACTGTCTTGATAGAATAGCTACCCGCATACAATGTGCGGGTTATTGAACCGGCAATATAGACGCCCAGGAGGTGCAAATGCCAACCGAACCGATGCTGCCAGCCACCAATGAAATCACGCTCGACGAAGACAACCTTGTCTTGATCGTTGTTCCAACCGTCGCGGACCCAGATGTTCTGGTTCCAACTATTGTGAGCCTTGCGACTCGTCTGCCGTACTCCACACGGGTTGTGCTGGCTGTCAATTCGGATCGCCCCGAGCTTGCGAAGAAAGCAGTCGAACAGTGCCAGAATGTGAAGCTGCCTAACGGCGACCCAATGAACCTTGATGTGTATTGGGATGATGGCCTTGTTGGATTCGGAAACGCGATCAACCACGGCATTATGCACGCCGCACAAACTGGTGGTCTGCCCCCGTACACCATCGTTTTCAACGATGACCTGCGTGTCACAGAGGGGTGGATGCAGGGGCTTATTGCGGCAGCGGAAGCCGACTACATTCACCTGTTGAGCGAGCCAGCCCAACCTATACGGTCGACCATGAACATCGACACCGACGATGACGCGCTGGTTCACCCCCCACGGGACCGCAACCTCTATGGGAGGGTGGGCATGGTTGGTCCCGTGACCGACTGTGCGGCTGGGGTGCAACAGGTCGTGCATGACCAGGGCTCGCGAAAGGCCATGATCTCATCTGTGGACGGCTACGAACAGTTTGCCGCCGGATGGAGAGCCGCCAACGAAGGGAAAATATTTTCGACTTCCTTCTTGTCTGGCTACTGCATGATGTTCACAAGGGACTGCCTTGTAGACTTGTTTCTCAAGGACGCCTCTGGAGAAAACTATACAGGCCCCTTCGATGGTGACCAGTACCCGGTAGCGGGATTTGAAGACAACGACATCTGCCTGCGTGCGGAGTTGTTGGGTTGGCGTCAGGCCGTGGCCTATGACACCTTCATCGGGCACCTTGGTCATCAGACCTTTGACCGGGCGTTCCCAGAAGAGTTGCGCGGAATGCGGAATCGATTGCAGTACCTTCGACGGTGGCGCGATTTCAACAACCACGAAGAACCCCTCAAGCTGGTCGGGATGTACCGAGCCCGCATCGGGAACGTCAACGATCTCCACGTTTTTCGACAGTCGGTATTGCGCCACTCATCTGTGTTGGATGGGTTCGCGGTGATGCTGACAAACAATCCTCTCGATATGCAAGACGGCAACGATTGGGAAATGTTGAAGCCGTCTTTGCGGCCCGAAGACCTTGAAATGCTGCAAGCGTGTAGCGAGGCTTCTCAACAAGAAGTCACGGCTGCTTTGCAGACATGGCTGACCCGGCTTGTGGAACAGAACCCCGGCGGCTGTTGTGGAGACATTCAAGTCGACGCTTGGACCGGCTCATTCAATGAACGGGATGAACGAAACGCGGGTATCGCCCTTGCGGAGTCCATGGACGCGGACTGGATTATCTCCATTGACACAGACGAGTTTTTGGAAGACCGCGTTACGCGCAGGTTGCTTGACAGGATCATGCTCCATCCAGATCCTATGGTCGATAGCGTAGACGTTGGTTGGTTGAATCATTGGGACTCCACCCGCTCGGTACGCATTGACAGACCGTGGGGAGACGACGGTACGCACACGGGCGGTATGCGTGGGCCCCGGCTGTGGCGGGTCTGCAAAGCTGCTCCCAAGCGCATCCAGGCTGGAAACTACCTCGGGCTCCACTGCGGCAACGCCCCGGAGTCAAACAACTTTTCTCGCGTGATTAGCGGAATTCGATTCCGGCACTTTGGGTACACAAGGGACATGGATCGGGCGACAAAATATGCCCGCTACATGCAAATCGATCCGACGCCGGATCTGAACATGGTCGGACCTAACGGCTACACGCACATTGTCGACGACGAAGGGATGCGTCTACGCCCATACGTTTCATCGAACGGAATCGGTTTCTTCATGTTGTGCCACGCTGGGGAAGACATCGGGCAACTCATGAACTGGCTACACCAGACATACGCGCTCGTTGACCGTCAGATGCTCGTATGGACCGATGCGTGGAACGACGACGACAAGTCCTGGACCGAGATGTCAGGGGCAAAGATCGAGGCGATCACAGAATGGCCCGCCACCGGACCAAGCCAGGAGCTTGCAGAGTTCTGCGCGTACTATGGCGTTCAGTGGGTTCATAAAGAGCTTGACGATAACTTGGCCGAGGCACGCAACGCTGGTATCGATGCCATGCGTGAACACCACAAGGAAGGTGTTGGTTGGGCGTGGTTTATGGACCCAGACGAATGGGTAAATTGGGGGGAAGCTGCTTACGCTATCCGCTCGATGGCGGAGATCTCGGATTCTTGGGGTTGGATGTTGAAGTTCCGAAACATCCACAACGACGGCGAAGACTTCAGCTATTCCGAACGTGTTTCTCTTTGTCGGCTCGACAAGGAGGGACGGATGAGAATGAATGGCAGGGTGCATGAGGGCTTTGACAAGTCGCTCGCTGCTATCCAAGAAAGCGGAATACACCCACGTCTTCGGTATGCTCCATTTGAGTCGATCCATCTTGGGCTCAACAAGACGCCGGAACAGATCCAGAAGAAGCTGCAATACTACACTGGCTTACTTTTGAAGCAGCTTGAAGAAGACCCGCTGTCTCCAGGTAGCTGGACCTCACTCGGGCTTCAGCTTGTCAATGAGGGACAAGTCGAAAAGGCTATCGAGTGCTACGAGCGTGGAATCTTGTGCGCTGGTAACTCCTATCTGCCATACAAAGAACTCGGCCTTGTCTATCTACGATTGGCACGCCAACTGTTTGAACAAGTGCGCGACCTCACTATCGAGGAACACAAATTTCATCAGTACGCAGTGGAGATCGTCGAGTCCGTTTCGCGCTTTGCCCCGGAACAAGCCATCATTGGTATGCCGCATCCAGATGGAGAAACCAATTCGTTTGAGCTACCGCATTTTCCGTTTGAGATGATGGTGCAAAACGAGGTTCTTGAGGTAGAGGCACCGGTTGTTGAGGTAGAATGCACAAATGGCAAAACCACTCATGCAGATAACGGCAACGTCCATGCGGGCAACGGTAATCGCGTTCAAGAACCTCAAATACAAGGCTAAGGACATGGAGGCTATGGCCATGACCCAAGCGGGAGTCATCTACAAGACGCAGGTTATGATCAATGCGTCTGTGAAAGGCCCGAGCCTTGATCGCCTGCAAAGGATGGGGTACCCGTACAGCAAGCGGCGTCACCCAGGCGGGATCGATACCTCAACGCTCGGCGGAAAATACATCCGGCAACGCTACCTTGTGCATAAACGGAGCGGGAAGTTTGCCCGCTCAATCAAAGGAAAGCTGGAGCTTCACAAGGGGAGACAGAGCTACCTTGTCTATGCCAACAAAGGCACCGCAAAGCACATCAAGTTTGTGATCGAAGGAACCCGGATCATGCACGGTCGCAACATTATCTGGATGACTGGAAAAGAGAAAATGGTACAGCGTCGAATGAAGAAAGCAATCGTGAAAACATTTGGGGCACAGTTGCGAGCCCAAGCGATGATTAGGATCGGATAGGTATTTGAATGGCTTTATCAGTAGCGAGTAGTACAGAAGATGTCATGCAAGTGCTTAGGCACGCGCTGGTCACAGATAGCACTATCGCTGCCGTGGTTGGCGACAACGTCTGGACCTCCCATGTCATGGATGCGGATGCTGCGTCAGTGCCGTTTCCCTGCATCGTAATGAGCGTGGAGGGTGGCAGCGGATTCTACAACGGGGTGCTGCAATTCGTCACCATCGATATCTACGCGTACTCCAAGATCAGCCAAGGCCAAGCAGCCTCTATCTATGACAAGATCTACAAGGTTCTCCAAGCAAATCGATTGGCTCTGGACAACGTAGACGCAAAGGGCGTGATCACCGAGAACGAGCGCCCAAGTGCCATGTATAACGACTCCCTCAAGGCTTGGGCTATGCGTGGTATTTGGGTAGCACTGACGGCGGGCTGAAGCGTATGTCTACTTCCCACGCATGGGCTGTCATTCACAGCAGCAAAGACACCTCTTGGCGTACTCCTCGGGCACTTTTCGACGCACTGGATAACGAGTTTGGATTTCAACTCGACGCCGCAGCGGCGAGCGATAACCGCCTCTGCGCTTCCTATTTCGGACCAGACCACGTTCTCCCCGAACGTCGCGATGCTCTAGAATCGCCCTGGGACCGTGCTGTGGTCTATTGCAATCCACCTTATGGGCGTGGGGTTGGCAAGTGGGTTGAGCACGCCTGGAGGCAAAGCAGGGCTGGTGCAACGGTCGTTCTTCTGGTCATGTCCTGCACGGATACGGCTTGGTGGCACGACTTTGCTTGGAAGGCGGATGAAATCCGGTTAGTGCGTGGTAGGCTAAGGTTCACACGAAGCGATGGCACACCTGCTGCTGCTGCGCCAAAAGGCAGCGCAATCATCATCTTTAGATCTCATGTTCCAGGGGACGGATGGCCCGATGGTCCCCGCGTACGAAGCTGGCAAATGGAGGCCAAGTGAAAACTCAAGCGACACACCCCAGACAGCGTTCCACCGCAGACCCGGTAACCAATGTGCGTTGCATGGAGTGTTCCAAGGTTTGCGCCGTGGTTCCAACTGGTTATCGGATTGCAATGAGCAAGGATAAGGCGCTTAGTCGAATCGTGGGCGTATGCGAATGCGGTACGAAGTTTTCCTTTCCGACAACCGAAGAGAGTGAATAGTGCCCGCGCCGAAGGGAGAAGAACGCATTGGGAAGCTGGAAAGGCATCTGGCGATGCAAGAGCATGAGCTACAGACGCTAGCCGCTCTTGTTTCAATCGCCATCAACAACAACAGCGAACCAGACGAGCAGGACGACAGTAAACGCGGCAACGTAAATCCAGACCATATCTGGTCTTGCAAGAAGTGTGGGTCGCGGTTGGGGTTCTACGATCCGAATGAAGATATGCTCCGCGTGAGGTACAAGGACTTCGTCGCGTACATTCGTTTGGGAGAGGGAGGCATGTTCAAAGTCTTATGCCGCTCATGCTCCGAAATGAATGAGGTAAATTGGATCAACGAGATTCCCAAGGAAGCAACCACAAACGGGACACCCGATCCAAATCTACAGCGAAGGTAGACTGGAGGGATGCACTGTGATAGGTTTTTGAAAGACGCCTTTTAGGTGCGACCCGCTCCATAAATCCAATGATCTCAAGCGAGGCGCAGCACTATGCCACTTAATATTCCCTCCGGCTCTACTTCCAAAATCAGCTTCGGTCCTGGCGTTGTCAAGATGGGAAGTGCGGGCGCGACTCCCGGAATCGATGTCGGCTACCTGTCTGAAGACGGTGTGTCCGTAGAAGTCACCAATGAGAAGAAGGATATTCTCCAGGGAAATCCAAAGCTCGTTGAATACACCTTCTCCCAGACCCAGGGAGCGACCCTTTCGTTCACGAGTATCGCATGGGACTTCACCAACTTCTGGTGGGCGCTCGGAGCAGGTGTCACCAGCATCAGCGGTACCAACCACAACATCTCCTATGGCGGTGATCCGCTTGTCAAGACGGTTGCGATTCATTTGCAGCACCAAATGGCTGTGAGTGGCAACACCATCAACGTCTATGTCTGGCAGGCTGTCAGCGACGGAGGGCTCACGTTCCCGTTTGGCTCGGACGAGCATTCGTTTGAAATGACGTTCAAGGCGCAGCGGGCTGCTACCGATTGGGCGAGTGCGTCGTTGGCATACAACAAGCAGCTTATTTATATCGAACGTGACATGAGCTAAGCCGGGGGCGCGTGTGATATGCCCCTTCTGCGGGGCTCACACTATCGTCACAGATTCCAGAACTCCACAGTGGCCCGGCAACGCAGCGACGCTTGTTGAAAGTGTATCTGAGGCTGCGGAAGAGTTAGCAGGCGAAAACGCGCCAACACGGATTCGGAGACGAAAGTGTAGGTCTGGACACACATTCGTGACTGTCGAAGTTTCACTTCCGACTTTGATGGGATTGATACAAAAGTAAACGCTTTCTACATAGACGGCGTTGCTGGCTTTTCCTGTTGCGTTACTGTGGTAGTGTCAAACCTGCCACCCGATGCCCAGGAGGTACCGTGGCCGATAAAGAAACGCCGCCCACCGATCCGTCTACACCAACCGCCGAAGAGGCGGTGCCCCAAACTGATTCGCCTAACCAGAATGGCGCACCTACTAACGGGGCAGGTGAGCCAGCCGCGACGGCGGATTTTCAAGCACTCATGGAGATGCTTGTACCTCCAATGTCTATCACCGTTGTAGATATCTTTGGAGAAACCTACGAGGTTCCTTCTGCGATTCCAGCGAGAGCGCAGATCAAGGTGATTCGGCGCTTGGAGTCCATCAAAAGTCTTCCGGTGGCGAGCCAAATCAATTTGGAGGGCGGGCTTAATGGGCCGGCGATTGCGAAGTTGATTCTGACGTTGGCGCAAGACCCACGGGTAATGGCGGCGCTTGCGGAATCGTTTGAGTTGGCACACCCTGCGCCGTTTGCCGCTACGAAGAAACGCGCTGAGACAGAGGGTACCCCATTTGAAGATGCCGCTGACTTGTTTCCCATTGAGGAAATCGTAGGTGCGCTTGTCCCTTTATTCGTGCGCCTCGCTCAGAAGGCGGGGGCGGCAGTCCGGGGTCTGGGCGAGGTGACGAATCAAATGGTCTAACGTGGGAGGAGGTATACCAGCTTGCTGGTGGACTGTTCTCGTCTGGCTGGACGATGGAAGACATGCTCGATCTGACAATCGATCAGATTCAGTTTGTCTCTCACTCAATAGTGTCTCACAAGGTGTGGCAACTGAACTTGGTGTTAGAGCCGATTTCTCAGGCTCTTGATTCTGGATTCAACAAGGGGAAGGTGAAAGGCAAAAAAAACCAGAGACGCCAGACGCCAAGCAAGGCGCAGTCAGAGAAAACCATGACTCCTGAACAACAAGATGCGCGTCTGTCGCTCCAGCTTCAAATGATGGGGATGCCAATACACGACCCCAAATAGCGCAAATCGTTCGGGCTAAAGACCACCGCACGATATGATAGTTCTGCGCTATTGGGAAAGACATGCCAACTTCTGAAACTATTGCTCAACTTGCCGTCCGACTGGTCATGGAGGACCAGGACTTTCAGCGCAAGCTGACAGCAGCGCAGACCTCTACCACCAAGTTCAGCGGAGGCATCAAGAAGCTCGGCAACATGCTCGGCACCGTCTTGAAGCGGGCATTTGCAGCCGCAGCGGCATCGATGGCTGCATTTAGCGCCGCAACAATCGTTACCGGGGCGCGGTTTGAATACGAGATTCGAAAAGTTGCCGCGATCAGCAAAGATGGTTCTGACCGTATAGGGGATCTGACAGATAAGGCGCGAGAGCTTGGTTCCCAAACCTCGTTCTCGGCTACCCAAGCCGCCGAGGCCATGCTGAACTTCTCGCGTGCTGGTATGTCGACAGTCGACATCCTAAGCGCCACCCGCCCGGCCCTGTTGCTGGCCGAAGCTACTGCGTCCGATATGACGCTGGCAACGGAATCGATGGCTGCGGCTCTTAAGGTTTTCAACCTCACAGGGGATCAGGGTACCAGAGTAGCAGACGTATTTTCAGCCACGCTACGCAACAGTCTGTTCAACCTACAGGGCCTCACGGACGGTATGAAGTATGCCGGTGTCGCGGGTTCTGCTTTCGGCATTAGCCTTGAGGAAACCGCTGCTGCACTGGCCACCTTTAGAAACCAGGGGCTTGAGGCGTCACAGGCCGGCGTGTATTTCCGGGCGATGCTGGCGAAGGCTGCCAACGTCACCCCGAAAGCTAGCGCGGCTTTGTCGGAGCTTGGCCTAACTGCACGCGACATCAACCCAGAGCTTCACGACTTTTCAACGATCATGCAGACTCTTGGGGACTCGGGAATCTCAGCCTCACAGGGCATGAGGATCTTTGGGCAACGAGCCGGCGCGTCGGTCGCAAACATTGCACAACAGTTTCAGGCCGGGGCTACCGACTTTCACGACATCACGGATTCAATCAGTGAGTCTGCCGGGGAGACGGAACGCATTTGGGAAGAGATGACCGATACGGTTCAGTATCAGTCCATCGTCGCAAAGTCGGCGTTCCAGGAGCTAATGCTCACGGTCTTTGACGTGTGGGGTGGTCAACTCAAAGAACTGTTCATGGCCCTCACGGATGTCATCAACTTCACGTCGATGTATATCCAAATGCAAACGACGCAGATGAAAAAGGACTTCGATGGTTCTCTTGGTTCTGTGATCGATATGCTGAAGAACAACAAGGAGGAAATCGCAGTAGGGTTCGTGAAGCTCTTGACCGTAATGGCGGATGTGTTCGCGTGGACAATCAAGATCATTCCGCATCTGGACAACATCTTCCGCATACTCTTTTCGATCTTTGTGGGGCTCAAGGTCACGGGCTTCGTGACCGCTATTTACACAGCCGTCATTCCCGCGCTGGCGGCTGCTGGGACGGCGGCTGCGTTCTGGGCAACGGCGGTGAACATAGCGACGTTCGGGGCGGCTGCGCTGGCTGGTGGAGTGATTGCCTTCGGTGTTGCCATGAGCGTGACAAGCGGCATGGTCAACGAGGCCGGTGGGGAGGTAGAAAGCCTGCGGTCGACCATGGCGGCTCTTGCCAGAGAAACAGAGAAACGGGAGTTCCATAACGAAGACGAATGGAACACGCTGATCTCAGACACCAAGACGCACACCCAGGAGGTTCGCGCACAACTGATCGAGCAGGGAAATCTCAATCGGGCTCTGGATCGAGAGCTACAAATTCTTCTTCAACTGAATCCCGCAGAAGCGGAACGAATGCGACTCAATGGTCAGCTATTCGAATCCGAGGGACGACTCATCACTGTTCGTCAGGCGCTCATAAGTGGCGACGAAGCACAGTTGGCCGCGCTTGAAGCCAACAGGACAGCGATGGTTGAAAACATCGCCGGCCTGGAAGCCGAACGCCAGATGATGAACTACCGCCTCGCTGATATGCGGAGCATTCATGGAGCGCGTGTAGAAGAAGGCGATGTAACCGCGAACATGCTGCAACTGTTCAAGTTGGAGTACAACTCCGTTGAGGAGGTCAACGCGGCGCATAAGGCCCTACGGGACTCCATCGTGGCCGAGGGTCAGGCGTATCTGAACCTTGAGCAACAGATCGAGGCTGTCAACCAAAGCATCGCCGAGCAACAAGCCGCGAGAAAGAAGCTGGCTGGCGAAAGGGCCTCTGCCGATGCTGCGCGTGCTTGGGCGAAACTGCAAAAAGATCGAATTTCAGCCGCCGAGAAAAGAGCCAAGATCGAAGCGGCACTTGAAGAGCGGGGCACGCTTGCCGGAGCCACTGCTCTTGAAACCTTCAAGCATCAGCTAAACGAAAGAACAGCAGCCATCACAACGCAGATTCAGGAAGAGATGAATCTGTACCATGGACGCCGTGGTAGCCAAGAGAAGCTGCTGGAGCTTGAGGTTGAGTTTTATCGCCTCGCTGATCTGGAAAGATCAACGAGTCGCCAAGAGATCCTGGCCGAAATGGACTCCCAGGAAGCGGAGTTCTCCCGGAACCGTAAGGGCGACATTCAGGACGAGAAAAATGCCATTCTCACCCGCTATACAGAAGAACTGGACGCCATAGACGAATTGCACGCCAAGGCGCAGGCAACAATCGACGCGCAAAGCGACATGAACGTCGATCATTTTGCGGAATCAATGGCGTTGGCTAAAGAGACATCGGCACACCGCGAAGAAGCCGCCACCACCGTAGCCATACAGCTTTCCCGTCTCGACAGGGATCAACATGCTCTCGCGCAATCGGAAATCGCGGGGCTTACAGAGGGGAGACTCGATCAGACCAAGGCACTGGAACAGGAATATCGAGATTTCGTCTATTCGCTCCAGGTCAACGGCTATCAACTCTCACAGGAAGAACAGCAACGAATAGCCGACGAATTTCTAAAGCGACGACAGGCGCGAGAACTGCAAATCGCCGACAACGTCCGAGCCATCACAGGGGAGGAGTTGAGTTGGCGTGAGCAGGCGCAGCGCGAGTATTCAGACTGGGACAAAGAAAACTCGGACGCTACAGAGGAGCAGAAAGAAACCGCCAGAAAGGCGTTGATGAAGAAGTTTCTTTCTGAAGAGCTACGAGAGCGTCTTGCGAAGCTGAAGAAGTACGCTGGTGCAGCTATCGCTGTTTTCAAGACGATAGCGAAAGCTGGGGCAGCGGTCTTCAAGGGCTTGGCGTCAGCGTCGCAGGCGGTATTCGGGCTCTTTCAGTCGATTTCTGGATTCTCGTTCAACCTTGTTGGGATGATTGGCGACCTCACATCTGCGGCGCAAGAAGCCGGTGGCGCGTTCAACATCACCGAACAAGCGCAAACCATGGTCGATGACATGGTTGGCGGCGCGATCACCATGATGGAAATGTTTGTCGCTGGCGCTCCTATCTTGATCGCACGACTCGCAGAAAGCATTCCCGAGCTTATGCGAAAATTCGCTGCCGCCTTGCCACAAATCGTCCGGGCTCTTGCGAACGGTGTCCCAAACGTTCTTAGAGCAATCGCAAGCAACATCGGAATCGTGATCGACGCGCTCGCGTCCTCCATCCCGATCTTGATGCGTGGGGTGGGAGAGGCAATCCCCATTGTGGTCACTGCGATTGTCGAGGCTGTTCCGCAGATCATCTCGGCGATTCTTGAAGCGTTGCCTGCGGTGTTGTCCACCATTCAAGATGCCATTGGCCCGCTTATCGAAGCGATAGTGGGAGCGGTTGTTCAAATCGTCGCGGCGATTCCAGAAATCATCACCATGCTCTTGGCGTCTCTACCAGCGATCATTGTAACGCTCATGGATGGGGTCACAGAGATCATACGTTCCGTCATCGAGGCGTTGCCGCTTATCATCCTCGCTATTGTTGAGTCGTTTCCCTACATTATTCGGGCGTTGATGGAGGGGCTCGTCGGGCTTGTAGTCATGCTTGTGGAGATGATTCCGGTTCTCATCGCCGAGATCATTAGCCTGATACCGGAGATTGTCCTTGCGCTCATCATGTCGATTAGCGAGATCATGACCGCTCTTGTTCTTGCGGTACCAGATCTCATTATCGCGCTCGTACAAGCCATTCCTGTGATTATGGTGGCCCTGGTTGCGGCGATTCCAGAAATAGTCATGGCGCTCGTTTTCGGCATCGTCGGTTCCATCGGGCAAATTATCAGCGCGTTGGTGGTGGGCGTGATTGGCCGCATACCGGAGATCTTGGCAGAGGTCTGGCTGGGACTGATGGACCTTCTCTACAATGCCTGGGACAACATCATGGTCCGCATCAGGGAGTTTTTCGATAAGTATCTCGGATGGATCACAAATGTTTTCGGCGGAGGAGAAGACGGCGAAAAGGGAATGATAGGTAAGGCGTGGGACGCGACCGTCGATGGCCTTAAATCCGCAGGCGAGAAAATGGCTGGCTGGTTTAGCTACAGCGGGATTGATTATGTCCCAGCCACCATGCGTGTCACGGTCCATCCGGGTGAAGCTGTGGTACCAGCCGACCGCAACGCCAGAGGCGGGAAGTCGGGCCAGGGCGACCCCGCTACGCCGGGATATGGCCCCCCATCCGGCGGTGGGCAATCACAACCAATAGACATCGCAATCATGGCAGAGGGTAGGCTGTTAGATGCTGTCCAGGTAACCGCTATGCAGCGTGGACATGCTCCCAAGATCACCCGCGAGCTTCGGCGTCAGAGCGGCGTGAAAGTGGGATTCAATCGCGGTAAGTTTCAATCTTGGAGTAAAGCCTAATGCCAACGACTCCAGGACCACAGCAGTTCTTCATTATGCCTGACCCCTATTTAGTGGGGAAAGACAATGTGACGGCTTTCACCAACGCGTCGGGTTCGTACCCGGCACGGGCGGTGCCCGCGACGACGAATGAAGGATCTGGCTCCGCGTTCCTCACGGGCACCTACTCGACGCCAGCCGGTTTCAACATTCGTTGCATGGCGAGTGGGGGCGTCTATTCCGGTGGAACATGGGGATGGAAAGGCTCAAAGGAAACGCCGACGCAAACCTATGTCGCGGTCGATTACAACTCCTACCGCGCAGGCGAATCGGTTGATAGCTTTTTCTATAACTGGACGGGCTATTGGCGTGGCATGAATGACCTTCGGTATGGTCATGCGTACAACCCGCCAACCTTCACCACCGGAATCGTTCCATACACCGAAAAGTGGTACAGCCTGGACGGGTGCTACATCCCGCATCTTCGGCGCGAAATCTACTACATTACGCAATCGTCACTGACCATCACTGCGGCTTATCGCGATGAACCGCATGTTCCTGGCAACGAGGAAAACTGGACAGTCAAGAACATCACCATCGCAGATACAGGGAACGATTTTTTCGTCGATGAAACCTACCTGGGACGACCGGATTCCTTTTTCGCAGTTTGCGTATTGCGGGATGGAAAACTACGCATGGCGACGCGCCGTGGTTCAGACATCGACATCTACGAAAGCACGGATGGTCTATCGTGGTCGAAGATCGCTGATGACATCGTAAACAGGTTCACGACGACACAGTGCCGTCAAGTAGAGCAGGTCTGTCTGGCTGCAAGCGGTGACTGGCTGCGTTTGTGCTGGGTAGACCACCACAAGGCGGCTTCTGCACCAACAAGCACCTACCCTGTAAGAACCCTAATCAGCGCAGATCGTGGAGCATCTTGGGTAGAGGTAAACAACCCGGATGGGGCAGGGGAGATTTTCCCGTTTGAGATTGGTCGTGTCGCGAATCCATATTGCTATACGCTTGTTGCTGCTGACGACGACGCGGGTACCTTCATTCTGTACGCTGGACAAAGCACAAGCGCGTGTACCGTCTACACAGCGACTCGTGACGAGTCTTGGCTGGAGGCCCCGGAAATAGGTGGGTCGTCTGGTGTTCTGTTAGTGCATCCCTATTCTGTGGCCTACAACGCTGGCGGGGCGAGAGGGGCGGGCTGGATTTATTTCGTGCGTCATCAGCGCAACTTTGGGACGGATTGGGCCAGGAGTGACCAAACCGGGCAAGGTAGCTCTATAGCCCACGCTTGGGACAGCCCGTCCACGGTGGCCTTTTCTGGGTGGGACGATGGCGACACGCTTGAAGTCTGGTTGGTGGACCCGGCAAATATTCGTAGTGCCAAGGGTTGGAAGCGTCTGAAGCAAGACAACAACCACAATGTCTGGGTGCCACGCGACAAGTGCAACATCACAGTTGTGAACTGTGGTTCCTACATGGGGATCTCCTGGTCAAACCTGGACAACTTCGCTTATACGCAGGACAACGAGGGTAACTATATCGCGTCGGGCGGGTATTTCCGTCTTGGTGGGTGGGATACGCGCCCCATCAAAGAAGCGTTCTCTCCCAAATTCAGTCCGCCTGCTGTCGAGGAAGGTATCGCTCTAATGGGCGGTGCTGGGAACATTATTCCTCACCAACCAGGGCATGATCTTTACCGCATCAAGTGGTTCGCGTCGATGGGTATGCCATCGGCTGGTGGCGACAACTACCCGCTCCCAAATGCGCTCGGTACGATTTACCACGGATGGCCGTGGGAGGAAGTATTGACAGCAGGCGCGGGCGGCTTCGCCTCGAATCCTGCCCATCTGTTGATCTACAGCGATACCGTCGTGGGTGGCGGTGACTATCAGTATTTCAAATATAACGGAGCCGAGTCCAACTCACGCGAATCGAATAGCTGGACTACTACCAGCACCATAAACGACGCCCCCGGTGGCTCCTGCATCGAATGGGTCTTCAACATGAATGCGGGCGGTGATTGTACTCGTGACGAAGTTGCCCTAAAAGTGCGCGGGACACCCTGGGCGTGGGGTGGAAGCAACACACACGTCATGATTGAGGCGTACCACGATTCGGGTTGCGTAGCGGTGTGGGACACCAGTGCCACTACAGAAGCCACAGCTACAGTCACAGTCGCGGACCCCCTAACTGCCGCTCCCGCAGACAAGATCACTATCGGCGGTATCGACTTGGTGGGTGTGGTCGGTCCAAGCCTGTTGGCCGACCAGTTTATGGTTGGTGCGAGTGCTGCCGCTTGTGCAACGAATATGGCGAGCGCCATCAATACCGCGACCAACAGTTTCACATCTATAGCGACCGCAACATCTGTTGGGAAAGTCCTGACCCTAACCGCAGTACCCACCGGCACAAGCGGAAACTCAACAACCCTAACGGCTACCGTGGCGGTGGCTGGCGCTCTTGCTCCGTCTGGGGCTACATTTGCTGGCGGTCTTGATACTGCCATGCTCTTTGCCATCACGGGCGACATGGTGAACTACTGGTGGACGTTCCGGTTAGTGTTCAGGCCGATCCCAGGCACGAGCGGCACCACTGACGATACGCAGGTGTATTTCGCAGCACGCCGGAACGACCAGACATATTGGCGATCTAAGAAGACCGTTGTAACGCCCGCAACTGGTGTCAACCGAATCTCGCAGCACATCTCGTTCGGTCATCACGGTCTGGGGACGGGTGGAGCCGCCGGCCAGAACATGAGTCGCTGGAAGTCTGTTTCTGTCCTGGGGTTCAGCGATTGTGTGCAGACTGTTGGGACCACCGCTGCCCTATCGGCCCTGTGGACAACACCAGACAACACACGCGGCCAACTGATGGTTCAAGACCCGGTCTATATCGAGAGTGGGGCGAACGCCCATTGGGTCGGGTTGGGGACATTTGAGAACGACCATTTTCTGGCAGAACCGGAGTACAACTTCCATCCAGGCAACGTGTTCCTTCAAAGCCCGCGTGTCCAGTGGCGTTCTACCTCTGACGGTTCAACCGCATTTGTGGGTTTCCAGGCAGCGTCCGGCAACACCTACCTTTCTTTTGACCACAACGCGTGCGCGGTATTTGGGACTAACGTACCGGAAATCACGGTTCAGTACGACACCGACTCAACCTTTGCCTCACCACCAGCGACGTTCACGTTGGATGCGAAACTCTACGATGGTCTACGGATCGCATCTTCTGGATATCAGAAGATCGTTCTGGACACCGGAAACGCCTCGCTACCCTCCGATGGTGAACTGGTTTCGGGTATGCCTCGCCGCACCAGAAACGCGCCAAGTACCACCTACATCAAAATTACAACCGGGTCCTACAGCGGAAAGGTGTACCGGATCATGCGACAAGTCGGTCAAACGACTCTTCACATCGATGATGTTGGAACCCCGTTTGCATCACTCGCGGGTCAAAGCTGCTTGATCTTCGGTGACCGGGCGTCTGTCGTTTATGGTAGCGGTGTTGATTCATACCCGTACATGCGTCTGTCGATAACCGCGACAGAGACTGCGGAGGACTACTACAAAATCGGAACGGTAGTCGCGGGGATCTCGCTGCCCATTTCGGTTCCGATGGATTGGGCATTCCAAAACGCGCAGCAGCCAAACATCACCGAATACAGAACAAGAAGCGCGGTGAGGTGGGGGTTTGTAGAGGGGCCGCCTCAACGCGTAATCAGTGGGCGCGTGATCGGCGATGTCCAACAATGGCGCGTAAAGTTCAGGCGCTTGCTACAACAAACAGCGGAGTATTCCAATCGATGTCTCGCGTTGTGTCTGGATGACCAGCAGCTAAACCATCAGGACTCATTGATTCTTGGCTATGTCTCAAGCGGCGGCGATCTGGACAATGCCGCATGGTACCTGGACAGTGCTGGCACCTGGAGGTCCGCTGGGGATATCTCAATCCAGTTTGACGAGGATGTGTAATGGCGACAACTCCCGCGAATAGGCGAGGGGCTATCGTCGAACAATGGAGGGAGCGTTGGTATGGACCGCATGGTCGCTTCAATAGCGACTGGACGCTGATCCTCAACGAAGACCCGGTTCTAGACACTGTTTCTATGTGTATTGATCTGGTGTTCGGGCCAAACATACGTCTACGCGTCTCGACTAAGCCGCTCACCCTCAAGGACGTTCTTCGGACAGGTGATCCGAAACGTGGCTATCTCCCGTTATTGATGGAGGAGCCATCTATCACGATGGACTACTCTATCGGAAGTGGCGCGGCATCCTTGCGTTCATTTAGTATCAGCGTGAGCGAGCAGCTTCTCGATCCGTGGGACATCATTCGAAAGGGAGGGATGCTCGCTGGTTGGGCAGAGGTATTCCTGGCTCAAGACGGAATGAACTTTGAAGATCGATTCGTCATAATGCGTGGAGACATGGCGGGGGGAATCACGTTCGGTGGGGTAGACGAAATGCTGGAAGTCGAGATCGTAGATCCATCACTCACCATCGACTACAGCATCACGCCCTATGTCTGTTATCGTAAAAATGAAACCTCTACATCAATGCCAGACGCCAACTTCGGTGACCTTCCAGACGAGGCTGTTGGGCAACGCTTTCCGTTGATCATAAATGGCTATCCCTTCACGGAGTGTCTGCGTCTTGATAGGTCGGACTATCCGATGTTCATGGCCTGCCTTGGAACCAAATTTGCCAGCACGACGCTCTATATAGACGGGGTTGTCAGTGGAAGTTTGTCGCTTTCGGCATCAACATCACTGGATGGCATCGTGTTTCTTTCTGTGCAGTCTTCTGCGGCCATGCCGCTTGACGACACACAAACCGTTCACGCGAGCCTTGTTGCTACCGACGACCCAAAAGACGCCATTGACTGTATTCGCTACTTAGTGGAGACATGGAGCCTTATGGGCCCCGCTGGAACCAATGACGAATTGTTCGAATTGGCGAAGGCGAAATTCCCAGCCACCGGGTACCCATTCATTCTCATAAATGGTTCCAGCACAAATAATGGCGCGAAGGCGCTTGAGTACATTGAGTCTACGTTGTGTGGCGAATTTCCGATGATAAGCATGACTTATTTTGGGGGAGGCTACGGTCCCATCGTGACGGACAGACGTAGCAAGTTGATTCGCGGGCGATTTGTCGTTGGGCAGTATCCATTCGTTGACCGCAATACCGCGTTTCAAGAAACCTCTAAGAGTGAACTCTACAACCGTTTCGTTATCAAGTATAAATACAACGCGATGGACGATACCTGGGGTGGGGCTATCGTGCGCGACCCGTCAAACAGCAGCTTCTGTTTGTTGTCAGAGGCTATGACAGGGCCACGCGACTACGCAACAATGGAATGCATCACTGTTCATGATGACAGCACGGCTGGCTACATAGCGGATTGGCTCGTGACACACTTCGCGGTTCCGAGCTACTACGTCGAATATGATTGCTACGGTGGGGCGCTCATGGCTTTACGCCTTGGCGACAACATCAAGATCCTTGAGCCAGACATTCACGAAACCGATTATCTGGATGCGACTGTCGAGAAGATAGAATACTCCTCCGGTAAATGCGTCGTTGGAATCAGGCTGTGGGTTCTCTACCCGGATCTTGGAGGAGCCTCGACTACTGGTCTAACCATTGGTGGAAAAGAAGAAGAAGACGAAGAGGGGGTAGGGGGTGAGGAAAAGAAAGCGCAAGAAGTCGATGAATACATCACCGGAGACTGGTTCACGGGGTGGTAATGACTGAACGGAAAAAAACTCTTCTTCTGATAGCCGCGATTATTTTGGTCGTCGTAGCGGTCATGGCGGCGGTTTTCGGGTTCGGGTGGCAGTCTGGGGCGGCAATCGGGGCTGCGGCTGGCGCTCGCCTTGTCGCTGGAAACGTCAAAGCAGCCAACGAGGTTGAAAATGCGCTGAAAGAAACATCCGATGCACTAAAGGCAATAGCGGCTACAACAACAGAGGCGGATGAGAGCATTCGTTTGTTGCACGCAGAGATTGACGAAATGAGTCCAGAAGAAAAAATCGCACTTGCCAGCAAGGTACTAAACCGTGTCGAGCAGGACGCGACATGAAGTGCGTGATTCAACGAATCTGCTTTGAGTGCGACCACTGTTACATCGGAACGATTTATTGTCCGAAGTGCTTCAAGGCTTCTGGTGAACCGTTACCGGTGACCTCTTGATTCTGTTGATCGTTGTTGGGTCTGTTCTGGCCCAGGATGTTCCGGTGTTCGTGGATACCGGCGACAGTGTGACTGCTACCGTACCGTCATATCTATTGCCATCTCCGATGTTCGATCTGTGTTTGAAGAACACCGTAGCCGCGAACGATATTCTGCGTCCCGCTTTAGATGGATGCGAATCTACTTGCACGACCGCACTAACAGAGGCTCAAGAAGCCCTGGAGACTTGTCACGCAACCCTGGAAATTGACCGAGACGAGATTCTTGACATGAGCACTCATGTTCTGGGTCTGCAACGATCCGTTGCAACTCTAAAGCGTCAACGCAATACAGCGTGGGCAGTGGCTGGTGGTATCGTCGCAGGGGTTGGCGTCACTACATACGTTGTCTCCGTGCGATGATTTATGGCAAAGCATCTTTTTCCACTTAGCTCTCTCTTCCATGCGCTACATAGCGCCGTTATCGAGGCCACAAAAACGGCGAGGGAAACCGGCCTTGCGGCGTTGAAAGAAGACTACTTCGCTCAAGTCCACAACGAGGCTGGTGAGCCCACAGGAGTCTGGAAGGCCAAGACCATGACCATGACTCTTCCCACCCAGGAGAAGGGCAACGTCGAGCAACAACAGTATGACGTGCCACTGTTTGCAATGGTCAAACACCAATCAGTTGCGCTCGACACGCTCAAACTCGAATTCGACGTAGAGTTGCATGGCCTATCACCGACCGATGACGACGCCGAGTCAGTGTCAAGCTATATGGTCGCGTGTACCCCGACGGGGGCGTTCAGTAGAAAGACTGTCGCAAAAGTCGAAGTTACATTCAAAGGTGAAGACCCGTGTGAGGGGATTATGCGAATCAATGATAAGATCCTCAAAACCTTTCCAGTTTAGGAGTACAACATGGCTGATGGTCTTGTGAGTATGAGTAGCCAGTTTTCCGGTCTTCCCATGAAGGACTTGATCGGAGGCCCGCTACAGGCGGCGTGTGATGCACAGACATTGCTGGCAAACGCCAGTGCGAACTTCATCAAAGAGATCGGGCTTGAGGCGGGAGCGGACGGCTCGTACTCGGCGCGTACAGTAGACTTTGGTTTCACCCGCCCCAAGCAGTTGCCAGACGGAACCGTTGGTCAGGAAAAGGTAGACCTTGAGGTACCGCTGCTGGCTATCATCAATACACCCTCTCTTTCCGTGAAAGAAGCCGAAGTCAACTTCACCATGAGTGTGTCTTCAAGCACAAGTGATGAGAGCACCACAGACAAAGAAGCTGATTTCGACGCTACCGCAAAGTTGAACTATGGGATCTTCTCGATGAAGGTTCATATTCACGGGCATGTAGCTTCTCATAGTGCCCATACACGCAAGTCCGACAACAGCGCGAAGTACGATGTTCGGGTTGTTGCGCGAGACGATGGACCCCCCGAAGGTTTGATGAAGGTTCTCGACATGCTGAACGGTGCTATCGCCCCTACTGCTGTGTCAGCCGATCCCCCGCCACCCACCAAGTAGAACATGGACCCTGTCTCTTTATTGCCATCACTGATTGGTTCAGAAAACAAGAACCCGCATTTAGCAGAGCTTATCTCGGTCGCGAACACGCAGCAGGTTGACGCCATTCGTGCCGTGATTCGGGAAGCGTATGACCAGGGGCGGAAGGATTCCGACCGGTATGCTGCGTCCTTTGTGGGACTGGTTCTGAACGTCATGCTCGGTGCCGAGACGCCGGACGAGGAGGACACTGAACGCGTGTCTCTACGCAGACAGGGTATTCGTCAGGTGGTTCGTTTATTCCGACCAGAGATTCGTTGACTACTTGATGATTTTACGCAAAACAGCGATATCGTAGCCACCACTCTCAACGGCTCCGGTCTTGTGGTCAATGAGTTTCCAACTACGCAGAATCCAAATACGGTTCCGGTTGTCGAGATAAGTTTTCACCTCCATGAGAGGTGTGCCGTCGTGGCACTTGATTTCGAAGATCTCTTGAAAGTTCAAGCCGAAATCGACCTGTTTTAGTTCAAGTCTTTTGATCAATGCACAGGCACCATCCATTGAGACAGGGGCATAGACAGAGCCGTAAATATCTTGTTCAAGGTTCAATGGGGTCAGAAGGGAGGATGGAGATGTACCATGAAACTCATAGCCCTTTTTGAGTTTGGACTTTGCTCGCTTGATTCCTACGTCGGCCTCAACATATTGCATGGTCTGCTTGGCCCCAAGCGCACCGAATGAGACATACGACTGCCCTGCTGGCAGGTATACGAAGCTCCATCTTTTACGCGAATGCCCGCCATCGACTGTCGGATTCGCGCCAACATAAATGAGCGTGACATACCACCCATTCTGGGGTCGCTGCTCATAAAGACGAAGGGCACTTTCCATTGAAGACATGGATGCCCCTGGTAGGGTCTGTTTTGCCATCGATCTGCCCGTGTGGTGTAGTTTGTTATAGCCACACGACCAAAAGGCATTCCGTTCTCTAAGGGGTGCTGGACCCTATCAGGCTAACCCTATACGGCTCTCCCCAATCAAGCAGCCGCCAACCGGGTCGCCTACCAAATCTGCCCCCTGCAAACGCGGATTGATCGACGATTCCGCCAGTACACCCCATTTCCCCAAGGTAGTCGAGCGATCCCTTTCCAAGATCGTTCAACCACTTGCGGGTACGCCAAGAGCGGAAGAACGGTTCTGGGTCTTTGGGGTTAGCCAATTCGTACCAAATCTGGATTCCATTGGGACTTGTTCTCACGGACGCAAACTTGCCAGACAGCTTGTTGTCTCGCTCCGCTACAGCAGCTACCCACGAAATGAACTTCCTTTTGCCGTACATAATCGGCGTGCGGTCTAAGTTGTCCAAATCCATGAGAACCCACCTTTGCCGGGTGGCCTTGAAACGAGACGGGACAAACACTTCTCGCTGCCCACGCTGAAAAGATCTCCACGAAGACGCCCTCATCTCACTTACAGAAACAAGACGGTCAGGAAGGAAGGTTGTTGGTGTGTTGTCATGCCACCCTGTCGCATAGTAAGCGGAAGCAGAGTAAGCACGGCGCTCCGCGGCCTCGCCACATCGGTCGGCCCACTTGAGCGTTTCCAGGAGTCCCCCTTTGGCGTAGTCCCCCACCAAACCAGCCGGGGACAACCTTCCCAACACGACCCGACCGGGTGAACCCACCTTCCCCAAAGCCCCCTGATTATGTATTCCATCAATAGGTGAGTACGAATTCACGGGCTGGAGGTTTTCTGCGGCACTTTTGGCCGCTCTTGAGAGTCGTGCTTCCCAGGATACCCCATCGTGTGAAAGACGAATGAAGGCAGAAAGTCGCTTGGCTCCTACATGACAAGCCATGCAGACGCCGTAGCCGGTGCGTGGATCATCCTGGTTGATATTGATCAACATGCTCGGAGTGTTGTCTTCGTGCCAGGGGCAGTGCGCCACCAATCGGTTGCGTCCCCGGACAACCCGAAGAGGGGTCCAGTCAACTTCGCTGATATCTGGTGACGGTGGATACCAGAGCCCGTTTACGATCATCCACTCCGCAAACTCTTGTAGCTGCTGATGGACGCCCTCCTCAAAGAGAAGGTGTTGTCCCCATTTGCCACCTTTTCGAATCTGGCGTGGCATGAAGCCCAGCCGTTCGATCTTGTTCCGGTGTATGGGGTGCCAGGGAAGCCGAGACGAGGTGATATGCCATGCCGAATTGGCGCTTCCGTAGCTGACCTCTGCAAGTCGTTGGAGGTATCCAATCGACAACTCAACGTAGACTTGTCCATCGTGGAGTTGGTGCGGATGGGTAGCAAGACGCCAAAGTAGGGCGCGACACGCAATAGATACGGCAGGTCTGGATGATGTTTCTGCTATGATTGACAGAGCAGAATCTGCCACTTTCGCCACTGATGCGCTCCTGTTGGTGTGATGGGGGTTTACGTCATCGTCCAGTTATAGGACGTTCTGGCGTGAATCGCCAAGACACAAAGTTAGTCGAAGAGAGTACCCTAAATGCCCCTGACACAAAACCGACCCGACTATACCGCAGCCCGGCTCAACAATATCTACGAGACTATCCGAGACGGGTTTGCGCGGTTGCTGCCACGCGAATTGTCGGGGGCCGGGACACACAGCAACGGAACGGCCAAGCAGCGCACATACAAGGCGATCTCCGATCTGACGATGGACGAGGCGGAAGCCTCAGCGGTCGCGGCACCAATGGATGTAGTCAGGTTCTTCAAGGAGCAAATGAACGCGAGATGCGTTGCATACATTGAAACAGAAACCACCAAAACAGACACCTTCACGATCTATGCGGGAAGGCAGGCCGTCAAAGCCGATGTGGCAGCGCCACAGATTTTCCGTGGTAAAAAGAAGGGGTCCTATGCCTGGACAGAGAGCGCAAAACGGGTCGTTGTCGCTCCGCAAAGGTTGGTTTCTCTCGTGGTGTCCGTGGCAGGAACGACCGTGGGGGTTGATGACGTGTGGTCAACGACCGCCGGGAACAACTCAAACAACCTTTCGATAGGAAAGGTAGAGACATTCACTTCGTTCATCTACCAGCCGCTCACACGGACGGGACAGGTTGAATACTTTACCGACTTCACGCCCGCCAACGAAATCGTACAAACCAACCAACCATACAACGTCCTATACACGCAGGCGAAGCTCACGGTAGCGGATCTGTCCAGTCAGTGCGACGGCGCTATTCAGACATTCACCACCGGCAAATACATTTCCGGCACGCTTCGGGTTTATTGGAACGGGCAGAGGCAGACCACAGGAGAACAAGTGACCGAGGTGACTACGACTACATTCAGCACAACATTTGTACCCGCGTCGGATGACGTGTTGTTGGTTGACTACCGCCCTGACTCGTAAGTTCTGGTGTTTCGGTTCCATATATTGTTCGTTCGGTAGGGTCGCGTAGGAGCCTGTTACAGTGAGAGCGTACTTGTAGCCATGGTGACATCCAAAGATGGGTGGGGGCCTGGGTGTACGCTGCCATTCACACTAAATCAAGGAATCCCCCATGGCTCTCCAGTTTGTAACCGACCAGATCAAAGACAATGCAGTCACCGCCGGGAAGATGGCGAACAGCACCATCACCTCGGCCCAGGTAGACCTGACGGCGGGCTTCGCTTTCTCTGGCGCACTGACTTCGTCTGCTGTGCCTTCGACTGCGAACGATGTAGCCAACAAGACCTACGTTGATAATATCGCGGCGGGCCTGCACTGGAAGGACTCCTGTGCTTCCGCCACCACCGCCAACTTCGCAGCAACCTACCACAACGGAAACGGCACGCTGACCGCGAGCAGCAACGGTGCATTCACCACCGATGGTCAGGCAGGCGTTCTCGACCAGCGGGTTCTGGTCAAGAACCAGAGCGCAGCCGCCGAGAACGGAATCTACACCGTCACCACCGTCGGAACCGGTGAAGCACCTGCTGTGCTCACCCGCGCCGGCGACATGAACGCAGCCGCCGAGTTCCCTGGTGCAGCCTGCTTCGTGCGAGCCGGAACGACCCTGGCCGACTCTGGCTGGACATGCACTATCGACGCAGATCCTACGCTTGGAACAACCGCTATCACCTTCGTGCAGTTCACGGGTGGTGGTCAGTTGACTGGTGGCGACGGAATCAGCATCGTTGGCAACGCGGTCGCTATCGACCTTGTGGACAGCGGCTCGGGCCTCTCCTTTGACACCGGCGAACTCCAGATCGCTTCGACTGGCGTGACGAACTCCATGCTCGCGGGCAGCATTGCCAACGCCAAGCTCTCCAACAGCGCCGTCACGGTCACTGCTGGCACGGCCCTGACGGGCGGTGGCTCGGTGTCCCTGGGTGGCAGCGTCACCCTCAATGTCGGCGGGATTGTCAACGCCCAGCTTTCTGGCTCTGCGGGCATCGTGAACGCCAATCTGGCCAACAGCGCGGGCACTGTCCCTGCTGGCGACGGCTTGAGCGGTGGTGGCTCGGTGGCCCTGGGGGCGGCTGTGTCCCTGGCTGTCGGAGTCGACGATAGCTCGATTGAGACGAACCTCGACGTTCTGCGAGTCAAGGCAAGTGGTGTCACCAACACCATGCTCGCGGGCAGTATCGCGGACAGCAATCTGTTGACCATCGCCACCAGCAACAAGGTCAGCGGCTCGGCGGTACAGTTGGCCTCGTCCAACAGCACCATCGAGAACTCGACCGGGCTTCAGGTGAAACTGGTCGCAAGCAAGGGCCTTGAAGCCGTTGCTGGCGGCCTTCAAATCAAGCTCGACGGCGCCTCGCTGGCGCTGGGTGCAGCCGGTATCAAGATTCCAGACGCTGGGGTGACCCCTGCCATGCTGGGCTTCCAGCCCCGCAAGGAAGGATTCACTGGCAACGGATCGGCCACCGCCTTCACTCTTGGCTTCCGCATCTTGAGCAGCGATTGGCTTGACAGCGGCACCGTTTCACGGAACGGGCAGGTGGTTGACCAAGTCGGCGACTCCCCCACAGGGAACACCGAGTACACCGTCACCGACAACGGAAGCGCCACCACCCTGACCTTCGGGGCTGCGCCCCTGACCGGCGACGTTCTCCGCATTCTGTATTTCGCGTAAGTCGTGGCGTTTCTTGTCCGATGGAACACAGGAACATCAGAGGCGACGGTACGGTGCATCGACATCGTACCGTCGCCTCTCCTGGGAGGGTGCCTCCGGCTAACTGGAGTCGCGGGTGTTTCCGATCCAGATCACCCGGATATTCAGGTCCAGACAATGGACATTCGGAAAGACCACATCACATACATCGTGCAGGGGGAAAGTGATGGAACCACTGTCGGTGATAGCGAGCTACCCGGCCTTGGTTCTGTCGATGCTGGTGATGGCGTGAATAATGAGAACGGTACGCAACAGAGCGGGGTAGACCATGAATGGGGGCGAACCGGAAGCCGCGAACACCGATAAAGCTTAAGAATCGGACCGAAGAAGACCCTATCGTAGAAAGACCATCGAGAGTTTGTTAGACTCTTGACATGGTCGTGTTTGGAGTAAATACACAGGGGATTCATTATGGCGAAGGCTGATTGGACACAGCAGATCTGGTACAGCTTTCCCGACCCTACCGGAATGCTGGACAGCATTGTTGTCGGGCAACGCACGGTAGCGGGGAAGGTCTGCAAGATGATCTCTCCGACCAGCGGCTTTTGGTCTGACAGTCTGAAGTATGAGATCGGTAGCGATCCGCAGGCCCTTTGGAGCCAGACAGACTACCTCGTCACCTACCAATACGCCTGGAAGGGCGGGGCAATGACTGTTCCGCGTATGCAGGTTGCGGATGAAATCTACATTTGGTCGCGCACCTCTGGGGCAACCTACATTGGGACCAACTACCTGTTCACGGGTGGCTATCGCGCCAAAATGGTGGCTGGAGCAGACAACGCGGCCACGCTGACCCTGGAACGGATTGTGGGTGGTGCGGCCACTTCTCTTGGAACTACAACGATCACCAGCGGAGCAAACGCAACGTGGTTCAAGCCAGGAACCAGACATACCTATACGCTCTCAGCTTCTGGTGGCGCTTCCAATGTCGCGCTTGTTGTCCAGATCGATGGAGTCGAATGGCTCAACATCAACGACACACACGAAGCCGCAATCACGACAGGAGCCCCCGCTATGGGCATCAAGTCGGGTGGCGTGAGTGGCGGCGGTGCTGTCTTTGTAGACAACTTTGAGGTGCGAAAACTCACAGTGGAGGCGGGGCCAGAGGCTTGGCTACCAACACTTGTCACCGGGCTTTCGTTTTGGACGAAAGCGACAGACGGCTACACCAAGACCGGGTCAAATGCAGTTTCAGAATGGGCGGACCAGTCGGGGAACAGCAACAACGCAGGACAAGCAAATCTCACGCTTGCCCCGACCTGGACCGGAAACGCGATCAACTCCATGCCTGTTATGGATTTCGACGGCGTAGACAACACAATGGCAGCAGCGGACGCCGCAACGCTCGACCTAACCGCGATGTCGGTACTTGGCGTTGTCAAGGCCGATACATTCGGCGGTGCGTCTGGAGAGAACTTCACTTCCGACTTCGTTTCCAAGGGCACTAATTTTGCGGTAGGCATTATCAACTCAGCCTCTACCGGCTCTGGACAAATGATCTTCACCGCTGGCGGTGAAAACGAAGAAAGCTCCTCAGATGTCTTCGCCACGGGCAGCGATACCATCATCTGTTGCATAGCCAAGGTTGGCGAGGCCAACGGAGCGTTTTTCATCAACGGTACGACATCTGGCACTGTCACCCAGACAGTGGGGGGGGTAAATAGTACCGCTATGTCGCTCGGTACGGACGGAGCCCGGTTCTACAATGGAGAAATCGCAGAGCTTCTCGTCTACAGCACCAAGCTGTCCGATGCAGACAGAGCGAAAGTCGAAGGCTACCTCGCGTGGCGCTACGGGTTGGTGGCAAACTTGCCCGCCCTCCATCCATACAAGACGGCTCCACCCACCCCCTAAGCGATTCAACGATGGGGATGGCTATTCGTCCCGGTTGTGGCTATAACTATAGTGTCATGGCCTATTCCCGGCAGGGAGTAGAAACTGTGACGCCCTGTTGGTGTTGGGCCCTCGGTGACGGTGTTGTTGCCGGGGGTCCACTTTCTATGGGGGTAGATAGGGCATGTTGATTCTCATTCGATCTGGCTTGCAGATACCCAAAGAGCATCTGACTCCAGAGATAGACCGCGCACTGCGTACCCGTTTGTGCAAACCCAACCCGGCTTATGAGTCGAGTCAGCGATATGGCCGGTACACAGGGAACATGGAGCGGCTGCTTTGCTTCTACGAAGAACAGCCCGATCATCTTAGGATTCCCAGGGGCGCATTAGGGCTGGTAAGAGAAACGCTTGCCAGATTTGGTATCGTGCCAGACTTCGATTCTGGTGTTCATACAAACACGATGCGCTCCGTACCCATCGAGGACTTTGACGTGGAGTTACGCCCGTATCAACGGGACTGTGTTGAGGCCATGCACAGCCGGGTTCAGGGTGTCGTTCAAATGCCATGTGGTTCTGGTAAAACAACTACTGGTGCGGTTGCTCTTTTATCTACTGGAGAACCTGGGTTGGTTCTCGTACATACAGAAGACATCCAGCAACAATGGGTCCAGGCAATCACCGAGCTTACGGCAGGGGATCGGCCCCGCATAATCCAAGGCAAAGGAAGCAACCTGAAGCCCCTGCGACCGGGGGAAATTGCGGTCGCTATGGTGCAGACCCTTGCAGGGGCTCGTCAAGTGAGGCAACTCATGCAAAGCGTAGGTGCATTGATCACAGACGAAGCCCACCATGTACCAGCGAATCAATGGAGGCCCATTGTAGATCTCTGTCCTGCTCGGTACAGGTGGGGACTGACAGCGACACCAGACCGCGCCGATGGTCTTGGCTTTATGCTCCACTTCTTGATGGGTCCTACGATTTTCAAGATCGGGACAAACGAGCTTATCCGTCAGGGCTACTTGTTCAGGCCGCACATTATTCCGGTGGCGTCGGGATGGGAGCCTGGGGACGACCTATACCCAGCTAACGTGCCCTGTTATAGCTGCGGTGCCAGAGTCCAAGTTGTACCCGCTCGACACACAAGAGAGGGAACGACCTGTCCGAAGTGCAACAACTACCTTTCATCGCAATCGGACACTGAACGCGGAAGGCTCAACTATAGCAAAGCGGTCACGGTTTCGTCGAAAGACAAAGATCGAATGGCGCTAATCTCCGATCTCACGGAAGCTGCTGTTGCTGATGGTCGCACGGTCCTGGTGTTGGTACCCAGGAAGCAGGCCGTTTGGAGCCTCGTAAAACGCCTGGAGTCGCGTGGAATCATCGCTATAGGGATAACGTCACAAGACGGAAAGGAACTACGCAGCAACAAACTGCGTGACGCAAGAGCGGGTCGGGTGGAGGCTGTGGTGGCGACACAGCTTGCAGACGAGGGGCTGGACCTGCCAAGGCTCGACTGCGCCATCAACACGAGCGCGGGAAGAAGCAAGGGACGGGCGCGGCAGAGAGTTGGTCGTACCCTGCGGCCTGTAGGCAAGACACCTATTGTCTTTGAACTGGTAGATGGTGGGGAGTTTCAAAGTCAATGGGACAGCCGAAAGCGTGCCTACATACAGGAATATGGGCCATGCGTACACGGTAGCGAGCCACTTGGATTGACGGAGGCCCTGGACGCTCTACGAGCCGTCAACGCCAAAAGCCAAAAACTGTCCGGGGTAGGTTTTTAGGTCGGTTCAGATACTTGATCTGGGGCTATAACGAAACACACCGACAGCACCGGACAGGAAATGAAACTGGTTCTACCCCGCTATGAAGATACCCCCGTTCTCGGTCTACCAGACCGAGCATGGCCCATCACCAACAGTGAACGGATGGGGGCTGCTTGTCCTCGCAAGTACCTGTTCAGCTATATCGAAGGGCTGCGTGCCAAGGTAGACGCTACCCCCCTGCGGTGGGGTACCGCATGGCATCTCGTCATGGAAACGATCTATGGCTACTGGAAAGAACGAGACGAGCCATGTCCGATGTCTCGTGTCGAGCGCGTTCTGTACGACATAGACCAGGAGTGGACGATGAATGTCGGCCAGGGCTTGTTGGACGCAGAGGACACCAAGAAGGATCTTCAGCGGCTGCGTCGGTGTGTCCAGGGTTGGATTCATGTATATGGTCTTGACCCGCTGGAAAACTTTGAAGTCATCGCCGTGGAGCTTGCGGTATCGCGGCCCGTTCTCAATCCGTCTAGCGGCAAGCCCTACTGTCCCTCTATGTGGGTGGTTGAGCAAAACGGCGTCTATCGGCCAGCCCGCACCACGGAAAGGTGGACCGCCCAGACAGGTGACACCACAGTCAAGCGTGTCCAGTGGCCTATGTACCAAGTCGGCAGGCTCGACTTTGTCTTACGGCACCGCCACACCGGGACCATCTGGGGCGGCGACCACAAGACCAGCAGTCGACCAGAATCCTATCTCCAGGGGTTGTCCGTTGACCCGCAGATGCCTGGATATATGTGGATGCTGGAAGGGTGCGTGCGGCGTGGTCTGTTGGAGGGCGTTGATCCACAGTCTCGCATCGGTGGGTTCTTTTATGAGGTCGCGTATAGTGGGATGCAACACGATCCAGATCTATTGAAATCTGGCAAACTCTCTACCGCGAGAAAGAGGAAGACACCTTCTTGGCGTTTTGAGATGACGGCAAAAGCCCTTGGACTCCCGCTCGCGGAATACGATGAACACCTCCGGTACCTCATGGACTCTATTGATCCGGGGTTCTATCTGCGAGAATGGATGACGGTAGGACCGGAACAGCGGCACCGTTATTCAAAAGAAATCTTTGCAGAGGCAAAGAGGCTTTCAGGTTTGCGTCGCCTCGCGGCACAGTCCAAATCCGAAGAGACATACGAGACTCACCCGAGAGTGCCTGTATGTAGACTGCCTGGAGGGTCGTGTATTTATCGCGGTCCTTGTTTCGAAGACGGGGTCAACGCCCGCGCAAATTTCAATCTGGCCCCATCTATCACCTGGAACATCAACAAGTCCACCACAGGAGACTCCAATGGACAATAGCCCACAAGAACCCGCGCCTAACGGCGCACAGAAGAAAGAACAGAAGAAACCCCTTTTTCAAACCGCTGGCGAGATCGCCCTTGAGTTTCCCTTCAAGGTGATGCTCTTTGGGGATTCTGGTGCTGGGAAGACCTGGGCTGCTGCGACTGCACCGAAGCCTTGTTTCCTCTTGACCGAACGGAACGGTCTTCATTCCATTCGTGCTTGCAATCCAGATGCGCTTGTTCGCTACTGTGAATCTGCAAACGATATCCGTGAGGTGCTGATGATGGCACAGAATGGTGAGTTGCAGAGTCATGGCGTGGAAACGCTTGTGGTGGATTCGTTGACGGAGGTTCAACGGATCTTCCAAGACGAGATCCTGAAAAAGAAGCGTGGGTCTGGTGGGGAGGACGCCATGCAGCTTCAAGACTGGATGACCCTGACCGAAACAATGAGACGCTTCATTCGGTGCATTCGTGACCTTGACATCCACGTTGTTGCTACTGCGCTCGTTGAGTTCAAGCATGACGAGGCCAACGGGGTATCGAGGGTTTGTCCCGCATTTCAGGGGCAGAAGCTCCACAACGAAGTGGCACAGTTTTTCAATGTCGTTGGCTTCATCTTCCGCCGGGAGGCAAAGGATGATGATGGGAATGTGTCCATCGAGCGGGCCGTGATGCTGGAAGGTCCGAGCCGCTATGTTGTGAAGCCCTGTGCGCCCCTTCTTGGAATTCGTGAGCCGGATCTTGGCAAGTGGTTTGCCGATGTCCAAAACTTCAACACCAACCAACCGGAGAACTAATCGTGGCACTCATTGATCCGAACGCCCTCGCGGGCGAGAACAGCACCAAGTCAGAGGTACGCAAATGCGGCTCTGGTCGAAAAACACTGGTACCCGTTGGGTACGAACACCGCACAGCCGGTGAGAAACCTGTAGTGGACATCAGGTATGTCTGCGTCGAAGACCACGAAGGCAACGGGGACGAGGGAGCAGAGGTGACCGACACCTTCTGGCTCAACTCTCCGTCGTTGTGGGTGATCGCCAGTTGGGCGCTTGCTATGGGTCAGGTCGAACCATTCGATCCAGAAGTCGGTGAAGACTTGACGAAGGTACTGATGCGTGGCGCTGTCACCGCACAGGTCGGCGTCACCGAGAGGAACGGGTACACCGGCCATGAGATCAAGGCCAAGGCGTACACCAAGGCAAGCATCGAGACGGACCCCGCGACACAACAGCCCAACTACACCTCTGCTCAACGCGATATGATCGCAGCAGCCGAGAAGAGGTGGACTGGCTACCTCCGCTGGCGCTCACAGAACCCAAGAGGCGGAAACGCCCCTACGGGCTCTACGCAGCAAGGAAGCACCAGTGGAGCAAGTGCCCAGACAGACTACTCGGACATCCCGTTCTAGCGGCTATGCCATTGGGGTCGACCCTGGGAAAGAGGGTGCGGCGGTAGTGTTGCTCGGCAGGTCGGCTGTCGCAGCCGCATGTTGGAAACAAGTGAAACGCCAACGCAAGTCGGTGTTTGAGTTCAAGCTGGCAACACCTGAACAGCTTGTTTCCGTCGAGTACCTACCCCGCGCTTCGGCTGTTGGACAGTCGCTTTGCCAGTTCCTTCGTGCCTTTAGTATTGGAGAATCCTTACTTGCTTGTGAAGACATCTTTTTCAGTAAGAATGTCCGTAGCGCCGTATCGCTGGCGCGAACAGCAGGCGAAGTAGTTGGGGTTCTTGAGAACCATCTGGACACCAAGTCCGAATGGGTCATGGCCGGGGAGTGGCGGTACGACATTCTCGGCCTCGCCAGAAACACCAAGAGGGAGATAGCCAAGGCGGCTTCTCTCAAACTATTGCCTGCGAGGGTCAAGTTGCTCGATCAGATTTTGGATCGGGTCGGGAAACTTGACCACGTTACCGACGCGGCTGGCGTAGCCGCTTGGGTGCAGGCACAGGAAACCAGCAGGAACAATGAACATGTCTACAATTCGCGTGTCTTCTGAGGACATAGAAAAGGTCTTTGAGAAATGGCGTAGCCACCAGAAACGCCCCCACCTCTGTCGCCTCACAGAAGATCGGAAAGATCTAATTCGAAAACGAATGCGCCTCGGCTATTCAGTCGATGACTTCTTGGCGTTGATTGAGTACGCGTACCGGTCCAACGATCCCGGTCCCCGGTGGTGGCGCGGCGAGAACCCCAACACCAGAACGTATTTAGGCGTTGACAACCTCTTTAGAAAAGAGCCGCTTGCAAGCCGGATTGAAGCCGCCCTGAACTGGCAAGAGGATGGGTCGCACACCGTAGAGGAACAGGACGACAACTTCGGTCCGTTTCGCCTTATAAGTGGCGGGAAGCCGTGAGTGGCGGGACTTGGCTGGAACAAGTCAAGCGAACCGCCGTTTCCGACGCTGGGCGCGCTTTGGGTCTACACCCTGGCAGGATGGGTAGCCTCGGCCCTTGTCCCGCCTGTAAAGCCCCCAAGAGGGGTTCGTCGGACCCACGCGGGCCAATCGGGGTGGGAGGATCTGGGCAGGCGTGGGAGTGCTTCCGTTGTCACGCGAAGGGAGACGTGGTTGATCTTGTTTCCCATATTCAGGCCGGTTGTCGTTTCCGAGAGGCTTCACCGGAAGCGAGACAGTCTGTACGGGACTTGTGCTTCCGTATGAAGTGGTGCGACGACAAGCCGGTCCCGGTTCAGTCTATCGCAAGAATCACAGGACGAGGTACACCAGACGCCAGCGTCGTTTCCCATGCGTCGGAGTCTGCGCCCGAGACTGGTTCCTTTGCGTGGCGAGACAACCTCCACGGACAGGCCGTGCATACGCTTCACAACACCCAAGAGGGGGAGCAGGTTTGCAAGTACCTACGGGAACGCGGTTTTGAACAGTGGATTCTCGATGACTATGGCCTTGGCGCACTTGTCATAGACTCGCAGACGTGGCTTGTGATTCCTTTGCGTGACGCCAAGGGAACCGTGGTCAATCTACGATTTCGTTCTATTCCTCCCGCGAAGAAAACATACAGAGTATGCCCAGGACGACCACTCCCTCTCTTTGGTGGGGACTGCCTCTCGGCAGATACCAGCGCAGAAGTCTTGATAGCTGAAGGGGAGTTGGACGTTCTCGCTCTCTACCAGTACGGTTATCAAACAAACTGTGTAAGTGGAACCGCAGGGGCGTCGGCAAACTGGAAAGAGTCCTGGCTGGATTTACTGGAGCCATATTCATCGTTTGTCTTGTGCTACGACGACGACGAAGCAGGAGAGGCTGGGGCGAAGAAGCTCTCTACGAAGCTCGGAGACTACCGATGCAGTCGAGCCAAGTTCCCTCACAACGATGCAAATGATTGTTTGATGTTGGGTGTAAAGACCCAGAGCATCGTTGACTCTATTGCAAACGCAGCCCCCATGATCGGGGTGTCGTTGCTACGCGTTCACCAATTTACCGAGGATTTGGAAAAGCTCATCACTAATCCAGACGACTTGGTTGGTAGACCTACTGGCTCGCTCAAGCTGGACAAGCTGCTTGGCGGTGTTCGGCCCGGTCTGTGGGTGTTCACCGGGGAGACAGGGCACGGAAAGACCACCTTCGCCACTTGGCTTATACGAGAACAAGCCCTGCTCGGCGTGCCTGTCATGCTTACGTCCTTTGAACAGCGACCTATCGGTACGGTCCAGAAGCTACTTCGAAGCCAAATGGGAGGAGACTTCCTAAAACATACAGTGGAGGAACGTCGAGAGGCGTTAGCCGAGTTGGGGCGATTGCCGATCTTCATCATGGATCATTATGGCGAAGCGTCCGCGGAGAAAATCGTAGACACCCTTCGCTACGCCAGAAGAAGACACGGGGTACAGGTGGCGCTCATTGATCATCTTGGATTCTTGACCAGGGGATCCGGTGACAGGGAGCGGCAGGCTATCGAAGAAGTGGTCAGGACATTGGCCCTAAACGCGGTTCAAGACGGCATTACTATAATCTTGATCTGCCACCCGAATCGTACCTTCTCCGCACAGCAACGGCGTGTCCTGATATCAGATCTCAAAGGCGCATCTGCCATCGAGCAGGACTCCCACGTTGGGTTGGTTATCGAGCGGCAGGCAATAGTCTCCACAAGGGGGTTTCCGGCAGCGAAGATTTACGTCGACAAGGTGAGATCAGAATTCGGGTCGCCCGGCGGACATATTCTGCTTCCATTCGATCCGTTGGCGTGCGTCTATTCGGACACCTGGGAGGACACCCCAAGCGGAATGAGTGGCCTAAAGCCTGTTTCTCCATGTTGATCGCGTTACGGTTGGCCGCCAGATTGCTAAAACGAAACGAGGATTTCACCCCATGATTATCGATCTCACAGAGCGCACGACCGAAGGGCAGGGCATGTTGTCGCGGATTGCTGTCAGAAGAGACGGGACCAGCGAGGACGACTTGCTCTTTGACGCCGACATTGGATTCGAAATTCAATCGAGCGACGACGCGAAGATCATTAGTAAACTCATCCCAGGCGCCAGCGAGTTGTACGAACAGGTAGAGGCGGGTGACGAGCGTAAGACAACTATTCGTGCATCCCTGGCCGACCGGAGCGTCCACGTTGAGCTTTGTGATCTGAATGGTGAGGTGTTGGCGGCTGGACCGACAGAGATTCGGTCGGTTGTCTACAAGGCTGATCCGGTCGCAGTTTATATGACCGTGAGGTTCCGGTTCTTTGGTATCTCGGAGGACAAGTCTGGTCAGATTGTCAACGCTCTCGGTCGCCGTGTCGCTGTGCTCGCGGAGCATCTACAGCAGGTTTTCGACTATGCCAACCCAGGAGATACTCCCATAGCTGAAAGAAGCCCAGACATGAACGATGTGGTGACTTTTCAGAATGGAGAGGACCACGAATTCGGCATGGTCGTTGGGGAGGGGAACGGGCAGATCGAGGTATCCAATTTTACAAGCGTCAAGACCATTGATGACTCTACTGTCGTGTCCCGAATCTCTGTGACCGGGGAGGCGGGTGTGCCGCTGGCAACGACACTGATGAACTACCACATGGAATGCAGGACAATGGATGTCATCCCTAACTGGCAGTGGTTGTTGCTTGCGCTTGGGGAAACCTATGCGACCGCAGAAGAAACAGAGGCTCCGTTGGTCATCGATGGCGCCGTGATTGCACTTGCTGTGTCGCGGGCAAGGTCAGTGCTGACCCCAGACTTCTCGGACAAGGATCGCTCCGGTGAAGCACAGAGTCATTAGAGATATGGACTACTTTGACCCAGACGCAAGCCCGGCAAGGATGGTTACTATCAAGCAGGGCACTGTGATTGAACAGGTGCCGTTGAGTAGCCTGACTCACGCCGAAATGGGCGCCTATGAACGAGAGGGAAGGGCTCATGCTGGCAATGCCCGCCCCGTAGCGTTTCGATGGGATGGTCATGTTCGGATAGCTTCAACGATTGTTGATCTTGAACCGGTTTCTCGTTCGTCCATATCCGCTGGAGTGGTTAGACATTAGCACCGCGAAACGAGTCCCAGGAGGACCTAAGTGGCGAATTGTAGACTGTATAAACTTGACGCAAGAGATCTGGATCGCGCAGTAGACGATCCAGCGTTGACCGCTATTCTTAGGCAGGGCTGGTCAGTAGTTGCTCCAGTTGCCTTAGAGGACAAAGGAGTGGTGTCGGTCGCGCTGATCTTGGCACCACCGCCCCCATTGGATTGGAAGAGAGGGCTTCTGCTCGGACTCTCTGTAGCTATAGGCTCGTTGGTTGGTGGATTCCTTCATGGGGTTCTCTTGTGATTATCAAAGAGATCTTTCCCACGCTCCAGGGGGAGGGTAGCAAGGCTGGTCGGCCTGCTGTCTTCATTCGGTTGGCTGGCTGCAATCTGTGGTCTGGAAAGGAAGCGGGGCGTTCTACAGGGAAAGGCACTTGTGCGTTGTGGTGTGACACAGACTTCGTCGGCGGAACCAAATACAACACTCAAGAACTTTGGGAAACGGTGAATAATCTGATGCAGGGATGGGCCGCCCCATTCGTTGTCATCACGGGCGGGGAGCCAGGGCTACAGCTTCAAAAACCCGAAAACCGCGAAACCGTTACCTTCCTTCTTGAACGTGATGTTGCCGTCGCTGTGGAAACCAATGGCACGATATCATGTGTCGCTTTCGATCTCTTGATGGACTTTCCTAACGGACACCTCACTGTCAGCCCAAAGATGTTGGGCAACGATATCGAAAGCCTCCACCATATCGTTCAGCGTCGCGGTACAGATCTCAAAGTGGTCGTTCCGAGTGAAGCGGCCCTGCATCTTTCTGAAATGGATACCTGGGACTTTGAACACAAGTACATCCAACCGCTGGACATAGGGGACACCGGAAGCGAGGCTTTGCCATCGTGCATGGGTGTCGCACAGGGTCTTGGGTGGTCTGTGTCGGTACAAACACACAAACTGATAGGTCTACCATGAACGAGAAACCTTCAAGAGAAGCAGCAGAAGAAGCAGTCAGAACCCTCCTGCGGTACGCAGGCGACAACCCAGACAGGGAGGGGCTGGCCGGGACACCGGGCCGGGTGGTACGCGGCTATGACGAATGGTTCGGCGGGTACCGCCAAGACCCTGTGTCGCTGATGTCTACCACCTTCGAAGAAATCGAAGGGTATGACGAGATCGTCGCTCTACGAGACATTCGGCTGGAGTCCCATTGTGAACACCACATGGTTCCGATCATTGGCAAGGTTCATGTTGCGTACCTACCGACCAATCGGGTCGTTGGCATTTCCAAGCTGGCGCGGGTGGTAGAGGCGTATGGAAAACGTCTTCAGATACAAGAGGTCTTGACAACCCAAATCGCCGACGCAATCGAGGAAGCTCTTGAGCCACGGGGGGTGGCGGTCGTCATTGAAGCATCGCACATGTGCATGTCCACTCGGGGCGTCAGAAAGCACGGCGTGTCAATGTGGACTTCGGCTATGCGTGGCGTGTTCAGAGATAAACCAGAAGCCCGCCAGGAGGTTCTTTCTCTTCTTGGCGTCAGCCGATTGCGCTAACCCCTACGCCACACTGGAGAACTTATGGCACTTAGTATGGGACATATAGACAACCAACACGAATCAGATCCTCGCTCCAAGCGAGCGATTGTTCTGCTGTCGGGTGGGCAGGACTCCACCACCTGTCTGTATTGGGCGCTGGATCGGTTTGAAACGGTACATGCACTCTCAATCAACTACGGACAGAAACACCACATCGAAAACGATGCCGCGAAGAAGATCGCTGAGATGGCAAACGTGTCGTTGGAGATTCTGGATCTGCCCCGCCTTCTGGTTGGTACCAGCCCGCTTGTGAGTGATAATGAGCTTGGCAAATACGACAACGCAGAGGAGCTACCGGGGGGGATTGAGCCAACCTTTGTCCCAGGACGCAACGCCCTGTTCCTCGTCATTGCCGCCAACCGCGCCATGGCAAAGGGCGCACGGCATATCGTGACGGGCGTGTGCGAAGAAGACTATGGGGGCTATCCGGACTGCCGACAGGTCTTCATCACTTCAATGCAGAAGTCTATCGGGCTCGCCATGACTTCCAATGAAGCAGAGCTTGAGATCCATACACCGCTCATGTCCCTCAACAAGAAAGCCACCGTCTTTATGGCGCAGCGGTTCGACGGCTGCATGGACGCCATAGCGTGGTCGCATACCTGCTATGAGGGGTCGTGCCCGCCGTGTGGTGAGTGCCATGCGTGCATTCTACGCTCAAGAGGGTTTGAGCAGGCCGGGGTAGCAGATCCGCTTGTCGAACGATGCGAGGCCACAAATGTCTGAAAAGATGAACGTCAATGAAGCGATGAGTGGTTGCCTAATGCTCTGCGCCAGCGCCAGCATCATGTTGCTGGGGATTGGAGGATTCGTTTTCCTTCTGTCCAAGTCTGGTTGTATTGGTGCCGGGTAGGTGGGGCTATACGCGCCAGCCAGGGATCGTGAGTTTGGTGTCTTGATGTCATTTCACTATTTCCAAAAGGACGATATCTCGCGCATGGTAAATGGTTGGCCGTGGCGACCTAAGATCTTCACGGACTCGGGCGGCTTCTCTGCCCATACGCAGGGGTGCGACGTAGACCTGCACGACTACGCCCGCTGGATACGCAAACACCAAGGCGTCATAGACCATTATGCGAATCTGGATGTGGTGTATGACTGGAGAAAGACTCTCCAGAACCAGCTTCGAATGGAACGGCTTGGCTTGAGGCCGATGCCCGTGCTTCACTTCCGGTCGCCTGTAGAGGAGATCGAGAGGTACAAGAGGCGTGGCTATGACTCCATGTGCTTGGGGGGGCTTGTTCCCTACAACCTCTACATTAGCCGGGCCTTGGCCTCGCTTGCTGGCTCAAGAGATCCGGCAAGTCTTCCCAGGGCGGAGGGCAAGGAAGTCATAGACTGGTTGGACCGCTGCCACGAAGTCGCCAACGAAGTCGGGATGGGGCTGCATGGATTCGGTATCACTATATGGAGATCGCTTCTTCGTTGGCACTGGCAAAGTGTAGACAGTAGCTCTTGGAACTCCGCGTCTAAGTACGGCAGTCTCCGAATCTTTGATGGGGAGAGGGGGTCGTGGACAAAGACTGTCAAGAGACTTGAGCTAAAAGGGATGATGAAAATCGCTCCCCTTTTGCGTAAATACAATCTGTCCGTTTCTCAACTGGCTAATGATCTGGAGTTCACGCCAACAACAATGGTGAGGGCTACAGCAAAGTCGTGGTTGGTCGCGCAGCGGACGTTACAAACTCGACGGGAAAAGGCTACAACGATTTATCTCGCCGGGTCCAACGAAACTGAACTGACCAACATAGTCAACGGTCTATGCTACATGGGACACAAAAATGGAAATTGAAAATCAAAAAATCGCCAACCTGTCTGGCTTCGAAGACAACCCCCGCACCATCACGGCGTCTGGTGTTCGAAAGTTGAAAGCAAGCATCACCCGGTTCGGGCTTTTCAAGCCGCTCCTTGTATGGGAAAACGATGCTGGCAGGCTGGTGGTGATCGGTGGAAACCAGCGACTTCGTGTCATGAGAGAAATGGTTTCTGATCAACAGCTTCCAGACGACGTTATCCCCTGTGTTCGGTTTGACGGTTCGGAGGCCGAGGCCCGCACGGTTGCCTTGCGTGACAACAACGCAGACGGGGATTGGGCCTGGGAAGACCTTGGAAAGTATATCGCTGACCTGGACAAACTATCTGCCGACGCCGATCTCAACATCGGGCTCACCGGGTTTGATGACACCGTTATTCAAGATCTGCGTGATCTTGCCGGCGCGGTTGATTCCGATCTCACTCGATTCTCTACTGCTGAAAACGAAGAAGACGAAGACGATCTCTTTGATGATGGCGACGACGCGGAAGAGGCAGACGCCGAAGACCCAAACACGAGACGGCAGATCGCTCGTTTCACCGTGGGCAGTATCCGGGGGGTGATCGGGGTTGAGCACTACCGGCGCTTCTTGCGTTGTTGGCAACAACACTCCGACATCACGAAGTCCACCGACATTCAAACCATCCTCGATAGCATTCTCACCGCTCTTGATGTCGAAGAGGGGGGAGAGGCTCCCGCAGACGAGTTGGCATCCAATGGGGCTACTGAATGAGACGATGCACCCGCAAGCTGGAGTTTGACGCCGCGCATCGTGTCATGCGACACGAGAGCAAGTGCAAACACCTTCACGGGCACCGCTACGTTGTAGAGTTGACAGTCTCGGCTCCTGGTCTGGATGACCTTGGCAGGGTGATTGACTTCGGTTGCATCAAGGAAGTTGTGGGTGCGTGGATAGATGAGCATTGGGACCACGGCACGCTCCTCAACTATGAGGACAGAGATCTTGTTGATCTGTGCAAGAAGAATGAGTGGCGATGGCACGGCTTCGACGGGAACCCCACAGCGGAGAACATCTCAGCGGTGTTGTTCTACAAGGCAGCCGAGCTTCTCCATAGGTTTGAGGTCGAGGTCCAGCATGTGCGTGTCTATGAAACTCCAAACTGCTGGTCAGACTTCGATGGGTAAAGCAGCACAGAATCGACCTAAGAACCGCGAAGTAGGAGTGGGAGACTTGTTAGCCTGGGAGCAGGGTAAGATGACCGACCAGGAAGAGGTGGCGCTGTTTCAGCGTCTGGTAGAATCGGGGTGGGCTTGGAAGCTGAAAGGAAAATACGCTCGCAGAGCGTCGGAGTTGATAGCTGATGGAACCGTCAAAAAACCCGATTGAGTACCTATTCGTATCGTTGACAGCAGGTGGAGAGGGGCTAATCCTCGCTGCCTCTGGTGTTCTGTCTTCGTGCTTCGAAAGCGATAGCGGAGTGTCTGCCTCGTTGTCGTTGGAGGAATGGTCGGACCTCAAGCACACCATCCCATCAGACCCCACCGATAGAATGGGGCTGTGGGTAGTAGAGGTAGATGTAGAGGAGGGGGCGTGGATCGGAAAGCGTTTTGACTTCACTGTCAAACAGTGGCGTGCCCCTGTCGTTCACGAAATGGTAGCGGTCCTGAATGGTGAACACCCATGGCCGTTTGGAAACATTCCAATCATGAACTGGTCGCCGCAACCATTTGAGGCGTAATGTACTGAACGCCTTGGAGGTGATTCGTGAAGACAATAAGAAGCGGAAGTAGGGGATCTACCGTCAAGCTGCTGCAAGAGCGGCTGAACACAAATGGATTCGATGCTGGCACACCAGACGGGATCTTTGGAAAGAACACCAAAGAAGCCGTCATTCAATACCAGCAAGCGCACAATCTGGACGCAGACGGAATCGCTGGAGCGAGGACGTGGGCAAGCCTTATGGCGGGGGAGGAGGCACAGTCGCCTTCCGATGCCCTGGAGGAGGAACGCAAAGACCTGGAGGAGATGGCATCGGTGGACGCCGATTTTCTCGGGAGGACTGCGGTGTTCCAAGCTATTCAGTGGCTCGGCGCGAAAGAGATTCCAAATGGGTCAAACGCTGGACCCGAGATAGCTGGGCTGGTGGGTGGCTACAACGCATATTGGGGACTTGCAGATGGTGTGAACCGTCCGTGGTGTGCGATGGCGGTTTCTTCGTGGGTCGGAATGGCACTACATCTGGGTACGTCATCTGCTGAAATGAAGTGGGCAGATCATCCGTTCGAAGCCTTCTATGGAGGTGTGAGTCAGGTGATGAAGTGGGGAGAGAAAAACGGTGTTTATACCCGTTCCTCGGTGGATTCAGGCTTACGCGCTGTGAAGTGCGGTGAGGTGTTCATCATGGCGCGGGGGGAGTCTGGGTCCGATGCGTCCACCTCGCCAAAGGCGGGTCACACTGGTCTTGTTATCGCTGACAATGGCGACGGCACAGTCACGACGATAGAGGGGAACACCAGTAATAAAGTAAAGTCGCTCAAGCGGTCAAAGCAGAACCTTATGGGCTTTGTGGATTGGACTGCTACTCTTAAGGAGAAGAACAATGCTTGATAAACTTAAGTCCCGTAAATTCTGGTTTGCCTTCCTTGGCGCACTGCTTCCAATCATCGCACAGTATATGTCCGAAGATATCAACATGGATGCGGCGCTCCAACTGTCGGTTGCCGTTGTCGTGGCCTACATCTTTGGTCAGGGCTACGTCGATGGCAAGACCTCGGAGGGGGACCACTTTATCGCAGCCTCAGAGGATGACGGTGATGCGTAGTCCAACAATCGTTTCATTTTGCGCTATCGTTGCAGTCGCTATCGGGCTGACGGCGACTGCTTGTGGTGGAGAGTCGGAAGACCCCGTACCTACTTCTGATGAGGCTACCGAGAAAGCTGATGCGAAAGAAGAGCCAGAAGCCGACGACGGCAAGTCCGAGGAAGAAGGCGGGGACGAATCCGCAAAAGAAAGCGGCAAAGACGACGCAAAAGCAGCGACGAAGCCAACAGCGGACGAGTGACGCTGAAGCTACAGCCGGTAGTTGCATGGGGGGCCGCGTCCTCGACACGCGGTCCCCCACTTCCGTTTTGACGGCAGAAGAAATACGATACCGCAATCCGCCTGTCTGTTGATTGATTTGTGGTCGTGGCTGCTATAACAATTCGGAGGTAGACGTGGCTTCAAAGTTCCTGGTCACCGGGACCGGGAGGTCCGGTACATCGCTGGTGATGCAGTTACTGACCGCTTGCGGTGCGGATACGGGGTACGCGGGTCCGTTCAAGACTTGGTACATGCCGAACATGGGAGGCATGGATCGGGATCTGCATACAAAGATGACGCCCGAAGAAGTCGCAGAGCTTCCGTCTGTCGTCAAAGACCCACGCGCTTGTAGACGTTTACCGCACCTATTGGCGAACGGGATCTATAAACCAGACCACGTCATTGTCTGCGTCAGAGACATCCGTGAAGCCACCTTGTCCTTCATGAGCGCCAACAACATCTGGTACCCGGATGACCCGGATGACCCGGACAGCTTTCGTATGGGGAGCGTGGAGGGTGTGGGGCTGCAAAATCCTTATACGCACATATCCGACTGGCTGCGTCAGGTTCTTGGGTCTTTGTTGGAAACGCTTGTGGTACATGACATCCCGTTCACAACCGTTGCCTTCCCTCGTTTCGTTTCCGAACCCGACTACCTGGAGAGGAGACTGTATGAGAGCGGTGTCTTCGATGCCGATGATGGCCTGTCCTACTTCTGCCCTGTCCAGACATTCCGTAAGACCTTCTCCGTCTACGCGAACACCGACAACGTAAATCTGTGGACAGATGAAAAATGAGTAAGCGTTGGATGCTAAGACACGGCGACTGTGTAGCGGTGATGAAGCGACTGCCAGCAAATACAGTTGACGCCATCGTCTGTGACCCCCCCTATGGCCTCGCCTTCATGGGAAAGGAATTTGATTCTCTCGGGGACAGCAAGGCACAGCAGGCTTGGCACCTACGCTGGGCACGGGAGGCATTCCGAGTATTGAAACCAGGAGGAATGCTTCTGGCCTACGGTGGCACGCGCACCTACCACCGCCTTGCCTGCGCCATTGAGGACGCTGGCTTTGAGATCCGGGACAGCATCTCCGTGCATGGATGGTCGTTTAGCCATCTGGACTGGACCTATGGTGAGGGGTTTCCCAAATCATTATCTGTTAGCAAGTCCATTGATAAACGTCTTGGGAAGAAGCGTCGTGTTGTCGGGAGCAAGCGTCTCGCTGGCAATGCGGCCATGCCCATCTCCGATAAGGGCGGCACCTATGGGGTTGGAGTAGGCACGGCTCCAGCCAAGGACGTTCCAATCACGGTAGCCGGCTCCAAGGAAGCTGCTGCCTGGGAGGGGTGGGGCTCGCAGTTGAAACCAAGTCATGAGCCGATTTGTATGGCTCGCAAGCCGCTTGAGGGAAGCGTGGTTGACACCGTACTCAAGCACGGCACCGGCGCGATCAACATCGATGCCTGCCGGGTACCGCACACTGGCGATGTGGACATGGACGCCGTCCAACGCCAGCAGACAGATGCCGCCATCGACTTTGGTGGAGCAAGCGCGGGGGATGTTCTCCCTATGTATAAGCCTGGGGGTAGGTGGCCTGCGAACACGCTCATGATTCATCATCCGAATTGTACCGTGGTCGGGCTACAGCATTTCAGAACAGGCGCACCACAAGAAACCTTCGGCCCTGGCAACGCCAACGAGGTCTTTGGAGAGTTTGCAGAGGGGTTCAATCAGGCGTCACGGTACGGCGACGACAATGGCCTTGAGGCGTCCCCTGTGTGGGACTGCGTGGATGGATGCCCAATTCGGTCCATGGACGAGCAGACTGGCGTTTTGAACGGTCGTGGCAACACTAAGCCGAGCAGTGGCGGCGGCGGGATGTATGGTCACGGCAAGATCGATGTTGATTGGGGCGCGAGTGAATCGGGTGGAGCTTCCAGGTTCTTCAATCAGTTTCAGTATGAACCCGGTGAGGTTCCGTTTCTTTACCATTCGAAAGCCAGCAGAAAGGAGAGGGAGGATGGCTGCAAGGGCGTGAATCCATTGTCCGGGTCCGGGGTTGGTGGTTCAGAAGCCAGTGGCAAGGTTCACAACAACCATCCAACCGTGAAGCCGATTGGCCTGATGAAGTGGTGCGTGGACCTTTGCGTAGGGGGGAGGAGGGGAGCGTTCATCGTTGATCCGTTTGCCGGGAGCGGGACAACCGGAATCGCAGCCCTACGATCCGGGGTCCGGGTTCTCCTGATAGAAAAGGATGCCCATTATTGCGACATCATCCGACGCCGAATGGAACACGAAGAAGATCAGCAGCTACAAAAGAAAAAGAAAAGAGGACTTGACTCGTAACCCTCCATAGGTTACTATGTATATAGAAAACAGACCTCCACACCAACAGGGGAAATGCAATGTCGCAAACAAGGAAACGATTGACACCGCGAGAGATTGTGGCGATTTCGAAGGCGCTGGATACCAAGCAAGTTTCAGCAGCCAGGGGTAAGCTCGACGAGAACCGCACTTACCAAGGCTCGGTTACTGTCACCGTCGACTACTCGCTTGCCGTGGGGGAGGGGTATACCCAGGAGAGGTTGGCGAAGGGTGTTGACCCGTGGGCCATCATCCACGTTCTACAAGAGAAGCTGAAAGAGGTTCAGCCGAACCACAGCACCCGCCGAACCATCAACAACGCACAACGGGTAGCTGCTAAAGCCCCGAAAGATGTCAAGCAGACTCGGAACGACTTTCAGTCTGCCATGACCAGGGAAAACCTGACCGTCAACGTCAGCGCCCCGGCAAGCTGTAGCGCGGAGTTGACCAAGGTATGAAACCCGAACACGCTCATCAGATTGTCCAGTGGCTATCAGAGAATAGAATCCACGCGTATGTCTACCATGACTACAGTGGACGCGGCATGTATGGACGCACCACGGCTGGGGTGGTGACCCACAACGTCACCGACGTTTTCGAAGCGAAGGGAGCGTTGAAGATTCACGACGACTTCGCACGCGACAGCATGGGGCTTGACGCCATTGTCTACTGAACAAAACACCGGCGGGTTGTCTATGAAGCACAACCGCGTCTTCGTGAAGCTCGCGCTCAATCGGTGGGCCTTGCCGAACGGCATCAGCGAAGCCGCCGTCAAGGAATACATGGACGAGTTTGAGCACCAGGACGGCTATGAATGCTGGATAGGGTACTTCGACGATATGAACGGTATCATCGAAGACTTCAAGCTCTACATTGAGCATTCCGACTAAGGGGGGAGAGGGGGGTGCAAGATATGGTGCGCCTGCCTACTCGACATGGCACCTGATTCCGCTATTATCAAGGTGACGTGTCTGCGCGGGAGAGCATTATGTCGTTCGAATTTACGGCTGCCCACCTCGGCAAACTTGCCTCTTGGGGTCTTCCTATGGTCTTTGTCGCGGGTGGTCTTTACATCACTCTTGAGGCACTCGCCCATGACGTTGACAAGATCTCGGCACGCCAGGAAACGCATTTAGATCTGGAGGGGCACCCGGTATCACAGGTGCGAATCGAAGACTTGTCGACTCAACAGACAGACCTGATGCTTGAACAACGAGGAATGCGGGAAGATCTCGCAGAGCAGGCGGTGAACATTGCTGCCATTTGTCAAGCAACGGGAGCAAGCTGCCGTTGAGCAGGGAGGGGGGGGGATCTATGGGCGATGGGTACATAGATCAACTGTTAGACTTGGGTGCGCTCGGGCTCTTTGCTACGTTTCTGATTTGGCAGTTTATCAAGATGCAAGACCGTCTTGATAAGTTAGTCCAAGACTTCCAAGAGCAGATCCGTGAGATCGACTCGACGTATGAACGCCGCGTAGAGACTATGCGTGAGCGATACGACATTGTCATTCAGAAGTACGACGGTGAGAGGCGGCTGCTGTCTGAACGTCTTGGGCATTCGGTAGAAGATAGCCATGATAAATTGGATCGAGCGTTAGCTAAACTGGACGAAGGCTTACGCGAGATGCGTGCCCACTATAGACGGGGGGAGGGGGTAGACAAATGAAAACGGATCCGAAGACTATATTGATCGGTGCGTTTCTGTTGGCTGCAACCGGGGCGGGGGGGTCCATGATCGGACTCACAGTGGAGCCACAGGAAACCACTGAAATGCGTGTTAGCAACGCTATGCTTGAAACACGGAACGAGTCTCTACAAGAACAGGTTGACAGGTTGGAGGCTCGCGTAGATGTCCTGGACGGAATCGTGAAGGAATGCCAGTCAATCATCATGGCGAACCAGTCGCCGTAGGAGAAACAATGAAACGATTTACGGTTGCGTGTTTGCTTATTTGCGCGTTTGCGTATGGCCACATCGGGGGGGAGGGGGTAGCGGAGGCACAAGAGCCGTCCCTCCGAGAGCAGCTACAGGCGTGCCAGGATGAACTGCGTACCGCGAGGTCTGCGATTGAACGCATCGAGAACCCGGACGTGTTGATTCAAGCGGAGCGTATTCAGAACCTGGAACAGATGATTCAGGACGCTTATGCGACGCCGCCCGAGACACCCCCACCCTCTTCTGACGATTAGAAACAGCGGCTACAAAAGGCATACCCAGGGGGGAGGGGTATGCAGATGGTCGTCCACCTCGCCGTCCGCTATAACGGTGGTGAGGGCTCCTCAATCGTTGTGCCCCCGGAGGGCTACCCGTGTCCGATACCCCCACCCCCCTTCCGCACTCTGGAAACGCATCCCAAAAAAACGAAGGGGGGGGGAGGGGGGGGCACGCCCTGGACGCCACCCTCACGTCCTCCCGTGTGTGTGGTTCGTGTACGGCATGTTGCACGGTGCTGAAAGTCGACGAGATTGCCAAGGAAGAATACCAGCCGTGCGTTCACCTCAAGGCCGATTGTACCGGTTGCTCGATCTATGGTACGCGGTACGAGATATGCCGTGTGTATAAGTGCGCTTGGTTGCTCGGTGCCTGGGAAGAATCCGACCGACCGGACAAGCGAGGCGTTCTCACGCAAGAGCAGGTCGTGAACGGTGAGTGGACTGGTGCCATCGAATTCGTAGAAGTTGTCCACGGCAAGCTGGCGTCACCAGCGGTTCGAGCCATGATCGATGCGGTGAGCGGGAGCGGCTACAAGGCTATTCTAAAGGCTCGACGCTTCGTCAGCCGGGACTGACACCGGATTCCAGGCCGCAGGGGCTTGTGGCGGCACCCAGGGGGTTTGCATCGGGTGTTCTTGGGAATCATGCCACGCCTTTCGCCGGGGGAATCCAAATCTCGTTCGTCCCGGAAACGCTTGTGCCGGGGTGCCTCGGGGCGGTTTCCGAATCTCGTTCGTGCGCGATCCGAATCTCGTTCGGAAAACGCTCGATTGAATTTCCTTGCGATGAAGACCACTTTTGATTCCCAGGGAAATGCGCCAGAAGTGAGAGCGAGCGAGCGTCGCGCATTCTTTGAGCGGTTGCGTCGTCTTCTTGAGCCAGCGCGTTTTCTTCGTTTGCGAAGCGCACTCTGGCCGAAACGCTCGATTGAATTTTGCTGGGTTCACTACCGGTTTTGCCCCGGGGGGGAAATGCGTTTCACTACCGGGTTTTTTCCTCTCGAATCGTTCGAGCGCAGCGGTCGCCGTGTCAAGAGCGCGTATCAGAAAGTTGCACATCGCTCGCACCTCTCGACGCTTTCGAAGGGGCGTCTCGCCGTGTCAAGGGCGCACAAAACGCTCGAAAGCGGATGAGGGTGGATGGCGACCCGTCAAGACCCGCGAGCGACTCCCATTTTCCGAGCGCATTGGCAAGGACTTTTCTGCGCCGCGCTTGCTTTTTTACAATCCGTCCACCTCGCCGAATCAGCAGCTACGAGCCGCGAGGCGACTCCCATTTCCGACGCGCATTGGCAAGGACTATTCTGCGCGAATCGAATCTTTTACATCTGGTAAAAAACCCAAGGCATCCCTCCCTACGGGTATTATAACACGCTCAGTGTTAGAAAGGCAAGCGGCGCTCAAAAAGAAAAGCGATTTATTTTGCCGTCCACCTCGCAGAATCAGCAGCTACGAGAGCCGCGGCGACTCCCATTTTCCATGCGCGTTGGCAAGGATTTTTCTGCGCGATTCGATCTTTTTACATCTGGCCGAAATCGCAAAGCGTCACCAGACGATAACATGCCTCCGGTTAGAAAGTCAATCGCTGATTGAAAATAAAAGCGATTTCTTTTCCCGTCCACCTCGCAGAATCCGGTTAGCAGCTCCCTTCGGGTCGACGCGAATCAGCAGCTCCGAAATCGCGCCAAGCGACCAGAATCGCAGGACAAAGGGGGACGCAGAAAAAAGATCTTTTCTTTTCGAAAAGGGTAGACACTAACCCTGTCTGTGTTATTATGTATACATGGAAGCAAGGAACACCAACCGAATCGAAGCCGCAAACACCGCAACCGCAGTGCTTTGCTACCGCCCCGAAAACAAGAACTTTGACGCGGACAACATTATCTCCGTGGCAATCGAAGTCAGTTCTGATTGGAGCCTCTCCGAAATCCTCGCCACTGCAATCGCAAACGTCGCAGTCCCGAAGGGCTCGGCTCGCAGCGGTGTCTTCCAGGTTCAGACCGTCGAAGGCATTTTCGCACATGTCAACGAGCGAAAGATTGACCTCTCGTCCGACCGCAAGGCAGCGAAGGTTCTGTTTGCATCTTGGGCCGCCATGGCCGCTTTCGAAAACGCCAACCCCCTCTCCGAAGTCGACGCTTTCGATGCAGTCGCAAAGGCTCTCTAAAATGGCCGACCGAATCCATCCCGCAGTCATCGAGCAAGCCCGACGCGACCGCGAGGCCGACCGCTTCGAACGCAGTCAAATCCCGCTGCACCGCCCGCCGCCACCGCCGCCCGCTTTTGACCCGAAGCCGCAGTCCGAAAATCGGCAGCGCGGATCGGTCATCGTTGACCTTTCAATCTAACCCCAACACCAAGGCATCCCATGCACCCCAACACGCACAACCGCTCTTCCAGAATCGAAGATCTGCTGCTCGACGAAGTCAACTCCCCGCTCTACCTCGGCTTCTTCAGCGCACTCACAATCGCGTATCTCGGCGGCTGGGGCTCGGTGCTGTTGCAGGTCATCGCGCTCGCGTAAGCGAAAATCCAAGATTTACTCCAAGCCCCTGGGCATGGGCTTCAACCAAACTGCCCGCCCCACCAACACCAAAAGGTGACTCCCATGGTTTTGATTCGAAATCAAGTAGAATTTGCGATGCACGCAAAAGTCCACGTTGAAGCATTCAACGCGGGTCGCACCGACGCCACGCGCTTTGTCGAAGCCGTCGCTGGTGACTGCGCCGCGCTTGTCGCGTTTCAGAATTTGTCCGAGCCTGACAAGCTCGCGCTGAATACGCTTTTCGGCGGTCCGCCGATTCTGCTGAAGTAGAGTCGCGCATCGCTCGACCGCCACCGCACCCCGCGCAAGCGGGGCTGCTCGCGTTTTTGCGGGTCGCGTTTGGCGGCGTCCACCTCGCAGCAGCCCGGCAAAATCCGTCCACCTCGCCACGCCATCCGAGCGGGACCATGGCGGGCGCAAGGCGTCACCAGATGATAACACGCCCGCTGTTAGAAAGTCAATCCCCCAAAAAGATAAAAAGCGATTTCTTTTGCGACCGGCTTTGGAGCAAGGCGTCACCCTACGATAACACGCCCGCCGTTAGAAAGTCAATCCCGGATTGAAAAGAAAAGAGATTTCTTTTTCGCTTGACACGCGACGCGCCGCCCCGAATCAGCAGCTACAAATCGGCCCGTCCACCTCGCCGCCCTAACATAGAACGCGTTAGCGGTCAAGGATTATTCTGCTCTTTAGCAGCTCCAGGGCTGAAAAAGAAAAATGCATTATTCGCAAAATAAGTGGAGACTCTAACCTTCGTTGGGTTATAATGTATGTACTGAAGGGGGAGACAGAAACCCTCCAAAGTACCAACCCCAACAAGGACAATCAAATGTATTCCGAAATGAACCGCAGCGACCTCCGCACCGCCCTCGCAGCCGCAGGCATCGAAGGCGTCAACCGCAACAGCAAGGCCGCCATGGCCGATGCACTGACCGCCCACGACGCTGCCACCGCGAAGCCGGCTCGCTCGCCTCGCATGACCCGCGCTGACATGGCGCAGGTGCTGAAGGGCTTTATCGGCCGCAAAAAGTCCGTTGTCGTGGAAATCGCCGAAGTCGCCGCTGCTGGCATCTGTCGCTCCGGTACCCTCTACCACGAATATTGGAGTTCCTCCGACAACACCGGATTCAAGGCCGCTGCGCTGATTGGCTGTACCGCGACCCGCGTTGTCAAGAATCCCGCCACTGGCGAAGCGGGGGTTTGCCTCGTTCTGACCCGCTCGTAGCGAATCGGGTTCCGGGCGGTCCCGTCAAAACCGCCCCGCTTCCAAGTAGCATCGCATCGGGCGGTGCTACCCGGAAGCGGCCAAATCGGTCGCTTTACCCCAACACTCCAACAAGGCAAAAATCATGTTCGCGCTTATCCTGGTCCCCTACGTTTCTTTGGCAATCTTTGCGGCATCGCTCGCCACCGCGTAAGCGGCAATCCCAAATCCCGCGCCTCGGCTTCGTCCGGGGCGCGGCTCGTTTTGCCTTCGCACTTCGGGTCCGTCCACCTCGCACGCCGACCCGCGACCCGTCCACCTCGCAGGCCGAATCAGCAGCTACAAATCGGCCCGGAAAAAGATTGCGCTTTCGCAAAATAAGTGGAGACTCTAACGCAGTCTGTGTTACTATGTAGATACCAACAAGGGAGTTCAACATGGCAAACGCACTCAACATCGCACAGGTCTTTCAGGCCGCGTTCGGCGACGACAACACCGCACCCGGTTTCTTCTACCGCGTCGGCGACGCAGCGGGTCTGTCGAGCCGCCAAATGATGTCTTTCGGTCGCTGGTCCGTCGACACCGAATGCGGCGCGGCTTGCGAAATCGCAATCCACGAAGCCGTCGCCGATGGCCGCAACGCCTTCGACGCCATGACCGCAATCGCCACGCTGGTTCTCGGATAATCTAAACCAACAACAAGGGGCAAACCATGTCAAACACGCACCATTTGATTCTGACCTATACCGATCCAGATACGGGCGTCGAAGTCCGGCTTGGCTTTGATGATGGCGACCCGCGCCGGGTCCACTGCATTAACAGCGACCGCACCGAAGCCTTTTCAGCGTCGCTTGACGAGGCACTCGATTCGCTGCTGGCTCGATGGCCGGACCTGAAATACGCAATCGATTGAGTCGCACTTCAGGGCTGCTCGACCCGCTCGCGCTTCGGCTCGGGCGGCTTCGGGCGTTTTTGCCTCGCGCATCGAGCCCGTCCACCTCGCACGGCCCCGCCAAAATCCGTCCACCTCGCGTTTGCGATTGCGGCCGATCTGGTTTTTTCGCAAGGCGTCACCTTATCATAACATGCCTCCGGTTAGATAGCTCCGCCTGAATCAAAAGAATCAGCAGCTACCTCGTGCGAAAAAGATCGCACTTTTCGCAAAATAAGTAGAGATTCTAACGCACACGGTGTTATAATGTATGTATACCAACAAGGAGAACCAGATGACCAACCGCAACATCGAAATCCCGACCGACGTTCAGAACGACAACACCGTGCAGGATGCAGCGTGGCGACTGCGCCAAGCCATCGACTCCCACGGCGAAGGTCACCCGATTGTGGTCAAGCGCGAAGCCCAGCTACAAAGCTGGATTGACCATTCCAGGGCCGCTACAATCTTTCGAAATAGTTAGAGACTCTAACGCAGACTGTGTTACTATGTAGATACCAACAAGGGAGAGCGCAATGACCACTCACTTTCACTCTTACGAAGCCAACGAGCGGCACGAAGCCGCCATGCTGATCTGTGCCCCGACGGGGCAAAACAACGCTGCCCGCGCATTGGTCGGTCGAGCCATCCGCAAGGCGCTCGGTGTCAAGCGTTGGAACGAAGGCATCCACTTCGTCGACTACCTGCCTGCCGGGTACGGCTACCCCGACGCCGACGCGCGATTCATGGTCAACGTCACCGACGCCGAAATGACGCGACTCATGACCACGCTGACCGCGATGGCCGAAGCCGAGGGCTGGGACCGCCCGCCATGCGACGCATATCACGACTGATTCTGGTCGGTCCACCTCGCAGGGCGCGTTGGCAGCGCCTGCGAGGCGCAAAATAAAAATGCACTTTTCTCAAAATAAAGGGAGACTCTAACGCACATGCGGTTATAATGTATGTACCAACAAGGAGAACACAACATGGCAAACCGCAACCCCAACCGCCTCTTCCTCATCGTTCACCCCGAAGTCGACCCGCAGGCTCCAGGCAGCGAGGGTATGTCAGCAGCGTTCGAACGCAACAGCGACGGCGAAATCCTCCGCACCCGCAACATTGAAACCGCCCGCAAGTGGCGCGACCGCCGCAACGAAGGCGTGGACCTCGGCGAGCCCCTTTTCTTCATCCTCGCAATCACCGCCGATGGCAGTCAGCAGCGAGCCGCGTAAGCGACGCACCGGCCCCGTCCACCTCGGGCGGGGTCACCCCAACACCAACCCCAACAGCAAAAGGCAACACCATGCGAATCACATCGACCGGACCCCGAATCGTCCGCACCCCGTTTCAGCGGGCCAATATGCCCTACCTTCTGGTCATCGATTCCGAAGGCTTTGTGCGATATCGCATTGACAAAGCCGCAAACGGCCTCGCCGCCAAAGCCCCGTTCCGAATCTACCGCACCGATGCTTCGGGTAGGTACCACGGGCGGGCACTCACTCTCGTTGGATACGCAAAGGGCATTGCCGATGCTCGGCGACAGGCAGAGGCACTTCCGCTGGATAGCCTCGGCCGATAGCGACGCACCCAAGCTGCTGACCCCGCTCGATTCAATCGGGCGGGGCTTCGGTGGTTTTGTCCACCTCGCGGACCCGGCGCAGAATCCGTCCACCTCGCAGAACCGCGTGCGAGCCGCTGCTCGTTTTTCGAGAACCGTCACCCTATCATAACATGCCCCGTGTTAGAAATCTCCACCGAAAGCACGAAAAGTTTTGGCGTCCACCTCGCCCCAGATGGCGCGTTTCAGCAGCTACAGGCCGCAAAAGAAAAATGCACTTTTCGCCAAATAAGTAGAGACTATAACCGACCCTGGGTTATAATACATGTATACCAACCAACAAGGGAGTTCACATGGCAAAGGCAAACGAAAACAACCGGGGCAATAACAGGAACGGAAGCAACTGGATCCGCAAGGACCTGCGCTTGGCCATCTACCTGCGGGACAACATGACCTGCGTGTTCTGTAAGACCCACGCCGACAACACGACGCTGACGCTTGACCACGTCGTGTCCCGCTCCGAGGGCGGGTCCAATGGGACCCCGAATCTGGTGACCGCGTGTCGCTCGTGCAACAGCAGCCGCCAAGACATGCCCATTGCCGACTTCGCAGCCCGCTTCGACGGCGCAGCCCAACGGGTCGCCACCGCAATCAGCACGACGCGGATCGAAATGGTTGACTACCGCAACACCGCGAAGGGCATGTACGCCGACCCCGCAGAGAAGGCCAAGATCGACGCGATGCGAGCACGGGCTTCCTGTTCCTGGAAGTCCGAGCACGCGTGGCGCAAGTAGCAGCGGCCTCGCGGCTCGGTCCACCTCGCGGGCCGAGCCGCAAAATCAATCTACACTTTTCGCCAAATAAGTAGAGACTATAACCTGCCCTGGGTTATAATACATACAACACCAACCCCCAACAAGGCGAACAACATGACCCCCTTCATCGCAATGACTTGGTACCTCGCAACTTGGACCATTGGCGCACTCAGCGGCGTCGCAATCTACGGTGCAGCCACCTCTCGCAGCGCACGTCGCTAAAGGCAATCCCCATGGCAAAACGAATCCCCATCCCTTGCTCGTCGTGCGACCGCCAATGTCTCGGTCGACGCACGACCCGTGGCACCCCGCGAATCCTTCGCCTGTCCGAAGTCAGCCGTTCGGCCATCTCGTCCGAGCCTGTCTGCCTCAACTGCTCGTGGCAACACCAAGCCGCGATCCTCCGCTGCGATACCGTCGCCGACTTGGAAGCCCTCAAGGCCGACCCGTCCATAGCTGCTCGTTTTCTGATCGACTCCCTTCAGGGGGACGCCGACAGGCTTCGCCAAATCGAAGGCCGGCTTGCTGCCGAGGTCTATGCGAGCAGGCACGAGCACGCCAGGGCAGTGGCACAGGCGAGCGACGAGCCACTGCTGCCACAAATCCCCGTGCCATGCGAGCATTGCCTCTATGTCGAATGCGCCTGCAACGTCGCCGATTGACTCGCGTGCTCAATAGTTGAACACGGCCCCGCGACTCTCTATCAGGGTAGCGGGGCCGCTCTTCGTTTGACCCACGCATCGGTCCACCTCGCCCACGCAGATTGACCACGCACCACGGACCAAACAATTTCGGGCGTTTAGCGGAGACATGGGGGCTGAATAGTGGTAGGGGGACAGTCCCGAGGTCCGATGGACCGCCCCAGAAAACAGCGAACCCGCGCACGAGCAAGGGCGTCGCTGCTGGTAGTGAGTGGGTCTGCGCGTGTTCAATAGTTGAACAGGCCGCGCATGGGGCATGGGGCACGCGAAAACTTTTGGCGCACTTCGTTTGTGCCTCGCGCTTGGCCCGTTGCGTCGCTGTCCACCTCGCCATGGCTTGGGCGTCGACTGTCCACCTCGCTGCGAAGGTTCGAAGCGTCCACCTCGTTTGGTCCACCTCGCAGATTTCTGGCGTCGAGCGACGCTCAATACGCGGTCGAGCCGGGGCGCATGGGGCGTCGCACTTCGTTGCGCTGCTGCATGGGCGGTGCGTCGCATTGAATGGGCATGGGGGCGCGGGCAGTCCCCAAAAGGAAACGCGGTGCATGGGGTGCGAGCGTGTTGCTCGATTTGTAGCTGCTGATTGATTGTCGTCGAGCCTGCTCAATAGTTGAACACGCACCAGCATGGCCCATGGGTCTTGGCGTCGCGCTTCGCTGTGCCCTGGGCTGGCTGGGCCGCTGTCCACCTCGCAGCCTTGTCCACCTCGCCGCTTCGCTCGCCGCTGCGCGACGCACACCGCTCGCTCGTGCGCTCTTGACACGTCGCCTTTCACGCCACAAAGTCCAGTCAAGATTTTCGGACAGTGCGTCGTTCATTTATGCCCAACGCTCTTCAGCGCAAAAGTGTATCGCTTTCTTGCACACGCAATTTTGCCGTGCTTCGTGCGACGCACCGACGCAATTTGTCACAACGCTTTGCAACCGCGCTCCTTTTGACCCAACTTTGTGCGCCGCTTTCTAAGTGCCTGCTATCACTCACCTTTTTCGGCGCTCTCTTCGCAAGTGCGTCGCACCCCCACCGCACCAAGTTTTCGCGCTCTTCGTTTATTACCTGTAGGAGTCCTCTCGCGCAGTGCCTCACCAAAATACCGACTTGGATTTTTTGTAAAAAACGCGGGGGTGCGCGAGTATCTGCGTGGGGTGTGAGTGGGTTATGATGCTGGAGGAGGAAAACCCTATGCCAGACCGAGAAGTTCAGGAAGAAGTCGACGATAGGCTGAACATGCGCGTAAACAACAACCCCTTGCAGGCAGCGGGTCGTGATGAGTTGATGCGTGAGGCTGAATTCGGTGGTCCTGCGTCGAGCCGGGACTCCAGGTTCTACTTCGACCGCAAGGAGTTGGAGCAGTTGCTTGAGATTTGCAAGTCTTCGGTGTCTGGTCGGGTGATTATCCACCATGCCGGTGTGAAGGTGCGTCTCTACCGTTCCGGCTCGGGCCACATGTACGAGGCGTGGCACCTGATTGGTTCGAAGGCGGTGCCGGAGGCGAAAGAGAACCCCACGATAAGCCTTCCTGACCTACTCAACGTCAAGGTGCCGTAGCGTGCCTGGAGGTTCTGAGAACTACCACTACCTGATGGCACAGGTATCGCACGACTATCCCCTGCTGGGGTTGGCCTTACAGCGTCATGTGAACACGCGTGGTCTTCCCTTGTCCTTTGAACACATGCCGTACCTCATTGAGTTGTATACGGACTTCCCCAAGATCGATGGAGCCGACATCTGCAAGGCTGTGCAGACTGGTCTATCGGAACTGATGATTCAGTTGATTCTGGAGCGAGCCGGTTGGCAGGGTCGCGTGACCGCGTATGTGCTCCCTACCTTCACGATCCGAGACAGGTTCGTACAGAACCGCATCAACCCCCTACTGAACATCGTGCCTGACTACCGTATGAGAGCGGGACTGACAGCGGGTCGTCAGGGAAGTACCGGTAACCTGAAGCTGAAGAGATTTGGTAATGGTGCGATGATGTTCTTGGGTTCCAACACTGTGGGTGACTTTGTAGAGTTCTCTGCTGATGTTTTGATTATTGATGAGTTTGACCAGTGCGACCCGCAGAATCTCGCCAAGGCACGAGACAGGTTGCGTGCTTCGCCGTACCCTCAACTCTTTCGGTTGGGGAACCCTACCCTCCCCCGTGTGGGTGTCTCGCGGTTGTTTGACCTGTCTGACAGCCGTAGGTGGTTCCATCGTTGTAGCAAGTGCAAGGAACGTCAGCCCATCGACTGGTTTGAGAGTGTTGTGGAGCGTGACGATGATGGTGCGTGGGTGCCCCGCGATAAGGCGAGGCTAAACCCTGCGTCGGGGGACATCAGGCCAATGTGTCGGCGATGCAAGGAACCCTTCGAAAGAACCGCCAAGGACGCGGTGTGGGTAGCTGAACACCCGGACAGGGAACGCCGTGGCTACCTGATTAGCCGCTTGGACGTATTGTCTGAATCCTATCGCCATCTTTTCGCGGAATGGAAAAACGCACAGGGAACGTCGGAGTTGCTGTCTGCTTTCTACTGTTCCGTGTTGGGCAAGCCCTTTGAGTTCTCCGGGGCACGCTTGAACGTCGAGCATCTACAGGACGTGGCTACTGGTGAGGTGGTGGACTACGCAGGGGGCGAGGAGTACCGCAACCACATTGTCACGATGGGAGTTGACGTAGGGGCGCTACTACACGTCCACATAAGCGTTGTAGAGGAGATGGAGAACACGACACCGATTCAGACACTGGACGGGGAGCTTCCCCCTGAACCGAAGACCATGCGCCATTGTGTATTCACTGGCACGGTGAGGACTTTCGGGGAGGTGGCCGACATGATGCGCCGGTACCATGTTGACGTGTGCGTGATCGACTCTATGCCCGAGACTCGTAAGGCCCAAGAGCTACGCGATGAGTTTTACGGTGGTGACTCCCAGGTGTGGCTCTGTAGGTTCCATCCGACCGCGAGAGTGGCCCGCCAGGAGTACGGCTTGAAGATGAACTACCGCGACAACACGGTCATCGTGGATCGCACGCAAGTCTTCGACGCCACCTTTGACGACATCAGGCAACGTCGACGAAAGTTTCCCGAAGACGTGTTCACCGTGTTGGGATGGTCAGAACAGATGCGGTCATCTGTGCGGGTGTTGGATGAACAGAAGCAACGGATCGTTTGGAGCGAGGGTGGGTCTGCTGATCACTTCAGGCTGTCGGACATCTACGACCGGATCGCCCACGACATCACGCAGAAGGGTGGTTCCTACTATGCAGGGCAGTGAGTCATGAAAGAGAAGCTTGGCGTACTGACCTGTTTCCACTTCTACAAGAACACCACACTCAAAGAGGTGTTGCACGACACCATGCCCGGTCTGCCCATCTTGATTGATAGCGGTGGCTTTTCAGCGTTTTCGCAGGGCGCTGTGATCGATCTCGATGAGTATGGGCGGTGGTCCCGTCGTAACCGCACTCCAGACACAAACTGTATCAGCCTTGATGTAATAGGCAGCGCGGGAAAATCATCGATCAACATTTCGCGCCTGAAACCCTATGGTGACTACATGCCATGCGTTCACGTTGGCTCATCGCCCGATTGGATTGATCGTTACCATGATCGGGGCTTTCGCTACATGTGCCTGGGCGGGATGGTTCCTTTCCTCAAGGGTGGTCAGACCAAATCGAAAGAGGCGACAGGCCGGTTGATGAAATTCATCCATGCGTGCCACGACCGGGCAGACGCGTTGGGTGTCGACCTGCACGGCCTGGGTTGCACTACCTGGGACATCGTGCGGAAGTTTCCCTGGAGGTCGGTGGATTCATCCTTCCAGAACATGGGTGTGCGTTTTGGTTACCCGGTTCGCGTCTATGACCACGCTACGCGGAAGTGGCACTACATTGGACTCCGTGACCCGAAGTCTGTCCTGCCCGCTATGGGCCTCATTCGTGAGTACGGGTACAACCCATTCCCCTTGCTGCACGACTCGCCACACACCAACGAGACGGTGCTTGGGTTGTCCGTGGCATCGGTCGAGCGGTGGCAGAAAGATCAACGACGAGCCCCCTTCGTATATTTTGCCGATGGAAACAAAGACCATGTTCGCGCCATCGCTCGGATGATCTACACCGAGAAACCAGCGACTATGGACTGGCGCTATGACGACTGGTACGGGAACAACGACCAACAGCCCACTGGTGCGGTGTAGGTTGGCTTCTACGGGTCGGTCTGTGGTCGGGACGTGTCTCGGGGTAGGTCTGGACCCGGAAACGATTGTGGGGCCGATACGGAGGTCAAATGCTACGCGGTGAAATCCTGAATCGAATAGCCAAGGTCATCGACGCGAAAGACTACCTGGAGATCGGGGTACAGCTTGGATGGACGTTCTCCGTCGTCGAGGTCGAGAACATGGTTGGCGTCGATCCCAACGAGTCAACGCCAGCGACGGTTCACACGACCAGCGACGCGTACTTCGACGACCTGCCTGACGATGTCCGGTTTGACCTGATCTTCGTCGATGGCCTCCATCGCGCCCACCAAGTAGTCAAGGACGTACACAACGCGATGCGACACCTCAACCCCGGTGGGGTGATTGTCTGCCATGACTGCTCCCCTCCAACCGAGGAATCAGCCACCATCGTTCCGACTGGCACCACTTGGTGCGGCGACGTGTGGGAAGGCTGGTTGGAGTTGCGTCGACAACTGGACGCGGAGATGTACGTCGTGGACACAGACCTTGGCTGTGGGGTCATCTTGCCAGACAGGAAAGGTAAGAAGCTCAACAGGCCACTCCCGAAGGGCTGGGACGACTTTGCGAAGAATCGGTCCACCTTGCTAAACCTCATCACCGTGGAACAGTTCGTGGAGCGATGGTCGTTATGAGGTCCAAAATTTCTTAAGATCGATCCCTCCCGATCTTGGGCTTGATCTTGTCAATCATATCGAGTGCATCATCCATAGACTTGCCGCCCCCGTACCCGTCCAACGCCCAACCAGAACCCTTGAGGATAAAGGCGGTGCGAGACACCAGACGCCTGCTTTCTTGGGACTCACACTTCGGACACGCTGGCGCTGGGTCATCGAACGACCGCTGTAGCTCGTCGAATGTGGTTAGGCACTCGGGGCATTGGTAGTCAAACAGGGGCACAACGAAAGCCTCCAAACACAAATGATTATGTATTGTATCAAGGCCCCGAATATGGGGCACTTACAGATTGGGGTGGTTACCGCCCAATCACGGAAAACGCGCGATTTTGAACGGTAGGTGCTTGGTCGGCATCTGGTTTCTTCTCGTACTGCCCGACCAGTTTGTCATCGGGCTCTTTGGAGGCGGCGTGGTGCGTGGTGTGGTGCGTGGGGTGGTGCGTGGGTCGTATTGGTGGGTCGTGCTGGCACGGGAGGACTCGGCTTGGAGTGGTAGGTCGGAAAGGCGGGGGGCGGAGTGGATTGTCGTGGTGGTCTGGTTGGGGCTGGTCGGTGAGGGCTCGGCTTGTCGCTGTGGTGTGGTTGTGATGGATACGGCAAGGTCCGGCAGGTCGTGATGGTAGGGCGGGGCTGGGTCTGTCGTGTGGGCATGGGAAGGCGCGTGGGAGAAGCGGATCGGCGGGTCGTGAGGGTTGGGGCTGGCGTGAAGCGTGCTGGTGAGTCGTGACGGCGGGAACGGGCTTGGTGTGAGTGGGCCTGTCGTAGTGGTGTGGTGGGTGCCGTGGTGGCGCGTAGCACAGGTTCGGAGCGGCAGGAGCGGGTAGGTCGAATCGGAGCGGGCGGTGGTGGTGTGGTAGGTGGTGGCCGGTCGTAGTGGAGAGGCAGGAACGGGCGTGGTCTGTCGTGTTGGCATGGCAGGGGGGGAGGGGGCTGGGGGGGGGCCGGCATGTCGTAGTGGTTCGGCTATGTCCGGCCCGGCCTGTAGCTAGCCTGTGGTGCGGCAAGGCCACA